AGAAGAACAGGGCATATCTCGACTCCCTCGACTTCGTCAGATTCATAGAGCCAACTGTCAAGAACCTCGCTTGTGGTGGAATTGGAATTGGTGGTCTCGCTGACATCACCACAATCAAGAACATAGTGGAGGGACATATCTGGTATCAACCCATCAAGCAGGAAGACTTGCTTGGTGCGCCAACCTACCATGGACAGTCAGAGAATGACAAGGGCATGTTCGGCAAATTCGTATATGATGCAAACAGCAATGAGTTCATTCGTGGAAAGTGCAAGGAGAAGTTCAGAGACTACCTTCCAAGGTTCTACGAGCCTGGCGCATTTGGAGCAATACGCAAGTTTGACATCCATGAGGGAGTGGACATCTACACACACGATGGCGCAGAAGTGTATCCAGTGGAAACGGGTGTTATCACTGCAGTATACGAGTTCACCGGCAAGAATGCAAATTGTGATTGGTGGAATCCAACTTGGTGCATAAAGGTAGAGGGTAAGTCTGGTGTGGTCACATATGGCGAGCTTGCGAAGCCAAGAGACAGCATGAAAGTTGGCAAGAAGGTGCATCCATGCTTGAGCATTGGACATGTCACACCAGTTCTCAAGCCAGAGAAGTACAGGCCCGACATCAGGAACCACTCGGTGGCGATGCTCCACCTTGAATTACGTACAGAGACATGCCACCTCGATGGTTGGCAATTGGAAGGACAAAGGGACAAGCGGCTTCTCGACCCAACACCATATCTCAAGAGCAAGGACTTGATCACAGTTTAACATACTGCAGGAGAGATGCAAATGACAAACAATGATGAAGTGAGAATAGAAGAGATAGCAAACGGCAGTGTTGTACAAGATGCTGTTGCTGTGCAAAATGCAGAGAAGAATGTTGATGTAGAAGTGCTGTCTACTACAGAAGCTATAGAAATTGGGCATTCAAGTGAAGTGCTAAAGAGAGCATATGACTTAGTGTCTGAAGCATACAACCTGATCAATGATGATGAGATAGCACGCAAGTATCTTGATCTTGATGCAACTGTCACTTGGCAGCGGCATATTTGGAACAAGATCACCAAAGCATATGATGCTGAGTTCAATCAAGATGGAAAAGAAGTCTACCATCTAAGAGCATTTGATGCATGGAAGCTGCAGTACCCTATGTGCATAACTACATCTGGAAAGACTGAGACTTCTGGTTAAGAATGCGACGACTGTGATACAATGTAGTTATACAACAACATAAAGGAAAACACATGAAGCTAGCATTGACAATTGGAGCTGCTATTCTTGGCATAGTGATGATACTTGGAGTCATGGTCATAAGCTCAAAGAACTCTGCAATATCTCTTGAAGAGAATGTGAACACTGCTCAGTCAGGCATAGATGTGCAGCTCTCTAACAGGTTCAACAAGCTGACAGAGCTTGCAGAGTGTGTCAAGCAGTATGATGCGCATGAGTACAAAGCTCTTGTTGATGTCATCACTGCTCGCGGAAAGCAGATGAGTGGTGCACAAGCAAAAGAGTGCATTGCTGCATTCAGCCGTGTTGAAGAGCGGTATCCAGAGCTGAAGTCACAAGCAAACTACAAGCAGCTCATGACTGAGATCTCTCTCACTGAGAACCATCTTGCACAGCACAAGAAGGCGTACAATGAGCAAGTCAGAGACTACAAGCGCCACTGCCGCTCATTTCCAGCAAGTCTTTGGCTCTCAATTGCTGGATATGAGATCCAACCATACACTTACTATGAAGCCGATGAGAGCGTGAAAGACAACAAGTCAATGAAGCTCTTTTAATGCCTTACTACTACAGACATCGACAGCAAAGGGCTATAGGCAAAAGGTCTATAGTCCTTATTGACTTTGGGACGTGGGAGCTCACGCTAAGAGAAGCAATATTTGCTTTCTTGATTGTTGGAGCAATGACTGTAGTTGGCTTCTTCATAGCAAGCGAGATTGAGCACCATGTCCACACTAAGCAGTTGATGTACCGTCAAGCTGCACAGATAGACAACAATGCAGATGAGTTCAAGCTTGCTCTTGACACAGATGTTGGGCATGCATTTGTTGAAGGTGATCTTGAAGCAGTAGACAAAGTGAAGCATGAGAAGCTTCATGGAGAGTGGCTAGCAATTGATGCTTCTTATGAGAAGTACACAATGCACACTAGAGTTGTCCACTACACGGTGACTGACAGCAAAGGGCGGTCTCACTCTAGGACTAGGACAGAGACTTACTGGAGTTGGGACAGATATGACCACAAGCAAATGAAGTCTAAGCATGTTGACTTCTCTGGAGCTAGGTTTCTAGCATCAAAGTTTGACCTTGGAGGGTGCTCCCACAAAGAGGCAACCGTGTCAATTGGATGGCACAAGCGGATAGTGTTCTATGTAGTCCCAGCAAAGATGCATGGCACCATGTTCACAAAGATCATAGATAGCACTATATCAGATGCTACACCATTTTGGAAAGATAGAAATCTAAAGACTGCATATGAAGACTGCACTACTAGCTATGCAGTATGCATATTTTGGTCAATTTGGTCTATCTTCACTGCTATAGTAGTAGTTTTGTTCTTTTATGGAGAAAACCATTGGCTTGAAGATTAAGAACTCTAGAGACATGATATAATGATGTCAAGGAGAAAGACATGACACTTACAATAACAAAAGGCATGGATGGCAAGCGTGTAGAGACTATTGGGAAGTACACAGCTAAGCAGATTGACAAGATGGACAAAGACTTTGCAAAGTGGAAGAAGTCAAAGAAGGCGCAGGAGAAGTACCGCATACAGTGGTATGACCGTGTGCTAGTGTTCACTAAGAAGCGCAAGCTTGTCATTGACTTTGGCGACTACACATACTTTGGCCTTGTCAGAGCAAACAAAGAAGAGTGGAAAGCTCTTGACGAGCACAAGAGCAAGCCAGTGAGCCTAGAAGTCTGACACCGTCATGGAAAAGAAAGTCAAGCAGGCAATTCCAATTGAGCTGTCTTGGATGGCAAAGAAGCTCAAGCAGAGTGGGCACACTGCATATGCCAATGCTGTTGCGCTGTCTATGCTGTCATCTAACCCTAAAGGCATAGTTGTCAATGACTACACGGTTCTTGGCAAGAAGTGGAGAGTCTACCATGGAGACAACTTCAAGTTGACATTCTGTGAAGACCACTCTTACAACTGCTTCTTCAGCAAGACTACTGGCTTGAACATACGGTTTGGCAGAGAAGTTGAAGAAGATGTTGAGTGGTGTGCGCTTGGTCCAGAGATCCTCGACCTCGAAGTGAGTGTCAATGGCTGCGTCCCTGTTCCTGGAAGCACTAACTGCAAGTACTGCTATAAGAACAACACGAATGCAAAGCCAACTAACATGAGCTTTGAGACATTCAAGCAGATTGTAGACAGCTTTCCAAAGAACTTGTCACAGATTGCATTTGGCATAACAGGCCTCAAGACGAATCCTGACCTTGAGAAGATGTTTGCATACTGCAGAGAAGTTGGCATCATCCCAAATGTCACTACAGTTGGCGCAGACATGGATGAGCACATGAAAGACGTGCTCTGCAGATACTGTGGAGCTGTTGCAGTCTCTTGCTACATTGGAGCAAAGGAGCTCTGCTACAAGACTATAAAAGAGCTTCATGACTATGCTAAAGAGCACTACAAGCGAGACCTCCATGTGAACATGCACATAGTGGTGTCTAAAGACAACATGCCACATGTGAGAGATGTGCTTCAAGACATTGCTGAAAAGAAAGTTGATGGACTTAAGTCAGTAGTGCTACTGCGTATCAAGCCAAAAGGCCGTGCAGAGAAGATGGACTGCACTGTGCCATACAGCATATATGAAGAGCTTGTGAAATACTGCATGGAGCACAGCATAAGCTTTGGATTCGACAGCTGCTCAGCTACTCCTGTGATGGAAGTGCTGAAGGCAATAGACAAGCCAGAGCTGTGCGCAAGTGCGGAGCCTTGTGAGAGCTCAAAGCTCAGCAGCTACATCAATGTCAAAGGTGAGTATTGGAGCTGCTCATTTGCAGAAGGCACGGACTTCATCAAGCCAATCAATGTGCTAGACTACAAGTCAGCTACTGATTGGTGGAACTCAGATGAAGTGGAGAAAGTCCGTTTCTGCAAGAGCCCAGCTTGCAAGTCTTGCCCAATATACAGTTTAGATGGCACCACAATGTGATACTATCTATATATGAAATCTCCACAGCACAAACTAGATGTCATGCTTCTAGCTTCAAAGAAGACATACAGTCTATTGAAGAAGAAGCCTGTCATTGAATGGAAGACTGCACCATATGATGGTGATGCAGCACGTTTAAAGTTTCCACATGACTTTGAGATACGTCTTGTGAAAGCTGCTACTACTGGAAAGTCTCTTAGCAGCGAGTTCAATGAGCTTAGTCTTGACTGGAGTGCATCACATGATGCCAAGGCTGCAGCAAAGAAGCTTATTGGTGGCAATAGCTATTGTGGATTGACTGATGTTGCTCTATACATTGAGAACTTAGGGCTAGCTGTCATAGTAGAGTCTCATGCATCTAGCTCATCAATCATTGAAGTAGACTCTATAGATGCTTTGAAGAAAGCGCTAGATTGACTTATGGACATTGAGAAGATAGAGAAGTTCTACAAGACTCGTGCAGAGTACTTCAAGAAGAAGAATGAGATTGCTCGTGCTATGATTGAGCTTGATATGCTTCTGCATGTTGCAAATGCTGACTTGAAAGAGACTGTAGACAATGGTCTAGATGACAACTACTTGATCAAGGTTGCAAAAGCATATCGTGAGCACAAGTTCAACTCTAGTGTTGTCTGTGAGTTCATTGAGAAGATTGACAACATGTTCTTCAAAGACCTTGACCCTAGTCTGAAGAATGGCCTTGAAGTTGTCTCTATAAAACTAGAGCTAGGCTATAGTAGTCGTTGGAGCGAGCCAGAGACATCTATAGATGGGCCAATGTCAATTGACTTCCATGAAATAGCATCTGACAGAGCATTTAGGCTGTATGTCCCATTGAAAAGCTCTATAAGCGCTGACATGGTCCATTGGGCAGACAATGGTGATGGAATGTACATTGTCAGAGCAGAGGCACCTAATGCCAACAAGAGCAAAGAGATCTGCAAGGTGTTTGACCAATCTAAAGTAGCTGAAGCTGTAGAGAAGTACCTTAAAGGTGAGTTTGATGATGAGCTCATCTGCGAGACGTTTGTATTGAAAGACAAGAACATGACATTCAATGTCTACTATAGAAATGAAAGCTATTGGAAAGGCTTCTCAAATTGGCAAGACGATGAAGACGCGAAGTTTGTAGAAGTACATGACTTGTTTGGCAGTTCTAGCTGTGCAGAAAGACTCAGCGATACTGTGTCAAACTGCATATGTGACATTAAAGACTATGCGCCAAGAGGAGTAGATTCTTGATGAAGATGAGCAGTGAAAACGCAGAGAATTTGAAGTACAGCATCTTGCATAGCAACAAGATTTTGTACTGCATGAGAAGTCGGCCATGTACAGAGACTTGCATGTGCTGGGGACTTGAAGTGAACAATGGTTGGCTCAATGCAATTGACGATGCTTCACAGCGTCTAGAAGCATTGAACTACTTGATGTACCCTAAGTTCAGAGTCAGAGTCCAAGCAGACCAAGTCAAAGAGAAGTATGGAACTCTGCACTTCTACTACTCTATAGTTGCAGACCCTCCAAAGTGGATGTGTGCATGGAACAGGCTTTTCCATAGCATCTTTGACAAGATCTCAAAGCTAGACTTCAAGAGAGTTGAAGTCCTTGACAAAGATGCTTATGATGAGGTTGTTGAGAAAGAGCTTGCATCACGAGAAGAGTTTGAGAAAGAGAAAGAGGCAAACAAGAACTGCTGCAATGTAGAAGTCTTTGAGAAAGATGGCAAGTTCATAAGAAGAGCAACATACCACCACTATAAGAGGACACATTCTGTGGCAACAAAGCACAAGTTGATGGACTGGCTTCTCGATAGAAGGTATTTCATTGAGAATTGGCCATCTAGGCTGTTTGACTTCGAACCATCACATGCTCAGAATTGCATTTCAAAGATTCTTGAAGACAAAGCGCGAGACATAGTGGCAAAAGCTGAGAAAGACTGCTACAATGTCTGTGAGCATTGTGGACATTACATATCAAGCAAGAGCACATACTCTCCACGCTGCACAACACGTGGATGGATTGCATATCTCTGTCAAGAGTGTGCAGACAAGACTGGACAGCAGTATGTCATGAATGGATCTGTCTGGCAAGCAGGCAAAGAAGTCATGACAAAGAAGCAGTATGCTGAAGAGAAAGCTAAGGCAGATGCCACGTGCCATGCTGCACAAGAAGATGGTGAAGAGGAGATAGATGATGAAGATCAGGACTGACTATGTTTCAAACAGCTCAAGCTGCAGCTTCTTCATTGAGCTAGACACTCAAGAAGCAGTTGAAGCATTCAAGGAGCTTGTCAAGAAGTTTGACTCAAGAGAAGTGAGCTTGTCACTGTACCAAGACTTTGATGCAGTCTGTAGATGGGACTCTTGGTACACCAGTGACCCTTGGAGCAAAGAAGGCATAGACAATAGGCAGATCACTCAGCTTGAAGTTGGCAATTGGGTGAAGTGCGATGCTGGTGAAGACCATGACACACAGTACATGAAGAGATTTGACAAGATGGCAGACACAGTAGATGGAGCTCCTGTGAAGTTCAAGATATATGAAGACCCAGAAGCCCACACTACATACTATGGCGCATTGGAGTTTCCAGAAGAATGAGAAAAGAAGATAAAGATGCTAAGAGCAAGAAAATAGAGGCAGAAGCTGTCTCAAAGATCAAGAAGCTGTTTGATGGCCTTTCAATAGAGAGCAAAGTCAAAGCTATTGACATGCTTGTTGACCCTATTAAGCATAAGATTGAGAAAGTGATACAGGACACATACGAGCCTAACTTCAAAGACTGCAGTGAGTTCTTCATTGAAAACACTTATCTATACTATCATAGTCCAACTGACTACAAGTCTGAGAAGTGCATGACAGCTTGCTCATATGACATGGAGAACATCTCATTTCCATTGAGATGGCTTGACGAAGGATATGACTATAAGGCGGAATATGAGAAAATTTGCGATGATGAAGAAGCTCGAGACAAAGCTAGGCTGGAATCAGAAGAGAAAGATTTGCTTAGACGACTGAAAGCCAAGTATGAGAAATAAGATGTAGAGGATATTGAACTATGAAGACAAGAAGTGATTTTGTAAGCAACAGCTCAAGCTCAAGCTTCATCTGCACAAGAGAAGACCTTGACACTATTGCAGTGTATGGAGATGACTACTCTCTTGAGCTTAGAGATTTTCTGCATCATAACTGGAGAAGAGACACTTGGGGATATTTTAGAGACATGTCAACGAGCTCAGTCAAGTTCATTGCAGATGAAGACTACTCAAAGCACTTTGGCAGTGGGACATTTGGCATACTTCCTAAGTCAGTTAAAAAGCTTGTCGAAAAGTATGAGCGAGCATATGTTGACGCTAAGTTTGACAGATCTGAAGCTCGAACAGCTAAGTTGGAGAATGTGCACAGCATTGAGAATGAGATTGCTGATGCACTCTATGCGGTCCTTGAGCCACAGTGGAAAGACATCGATATTGTTGAGGTAGTAGCGTCAGATGAGCCAAGAGGCGATGATGAAAGTAATGATGAAGAAGACATGAGAGACTCTTTTGCACATCTGCATAACCCTAAGTTCTACAGAGTGTACAGTAACCATTGAGGAGGCGGCAAGATGAATACAAGATATAGAGTGAAGTTGTTCAATGACTTTGTAGAGCCATATTGGGCAAGTGACTGCCCAGAGAAGAGCTCTATTGTACAGCACAGGAACATTGAAGAGTATGTTGCGCATGATGAGAAGATATTCAAGCAGATACTGGATGGCTTCTTAGATGCACCAAAGAAGAAGTTGACTGAAAAAGAGATTAGGAAAGACTTTGACACAAACCGCGAGCCTAAGCTGTCAGACACTAGAGTCAATGTGATAAAGGCATACTACAATGGGCGCCTTGAGTTGAAGAAGAGAGTTGATGCTGACTTGGCAAAGATTGATGTCAAGAAGATGAAGAAAGGCTTTCCAACAATGCTGAAGTACAGCATACCATTTGAGATGAACTACTTCTCATGTGAAGACAATGACCCGTGCGACAAGATGACAAAGATGGTTGACTCTTACATTGAGATAGAGATATCAAAGGAAGACTGACATGATGAGCAAGAAGAAGACACCTAAAAGCGAGAAGCCCCAGGAACGAATGGTTCCAGACCTTGTCTACCAAAGCTTGTTTGATGAAGCTTTGAACATGGCATACACTCTTCAAGAGATAGACCAAGAGCTGCGCCATGCTGCGCAGTGTGAAGGCGACTATCCTGGTGGATACCCTCCTGAAAAGCTTCTTCCACAGCTCTGCAAGATCATGTATGCTGATCCTGGATATTGGAAAGCAGACAAATATGCTAGGCCCAAGAAACAAGCATCTAACTAATCTCTAGGCATTGTAAGATAAAGACATGAAAGCACGTCAAGACTTTGTGTCAAACAGCTCAAGCTCAAGCTTCATAATATCTAAGACTGAGATATTCACACACTTCAAGATTGGCAAGGCAGACATTGAAGAAGCGCTTGCTAGTCTATGGATAGATGGCAAAGTAGATCTTGACAGCAAAGATGAGCTGTCTAGGCCATTTGTTGTGTATGAGATGCCTAAAGACAGAGCGAAAGCAGTCCGTGCATTTGGCCAAATGCTAGAGTTCTGGAATCAAGAGTTTCCAAACATGGATGATGCTTGGGATCCAGTTAAAGAGCAGGCGCAAGTATTCAAGAGTCTTCTTAGAAGCTTAGAGGCTATAGACCATAGTTGGTATCTTTCAAATGGTGACGAAGACAGCCTAGCTCATTCTGATGCACCAGAATACATTAAAGAGACTATTAGAGAAGCTCGTAGAAAACTAGAGATAAAGAAAGCTGATGAAGTGCTTCTAGACAATGGCACACATCTATTCATACATTTCGGTGAAAACGACATAATGTCCATAGATGGAATAGATGAAGATGGCCAGAAAGACAGTCAAGACAGCAAGCAAGGCAAAGACGTGAGATTTGAGTCGCCGGCCTACTCATGTGCTAGATTCATTGAGATACTGTTTGCAAGACTAGTAGAATTGAAGAAGATTGACCCTATAGACCCCAAACTGCTAGAGAAATACCCACTTGATGAAGACAGCAAGAAGCGCATGCCAAACAGAGTGTCTTGGCTGAATGGTGACATCTACACATGGAAAGACTTCTTAGATGAAGGTGTTGTCCACTGCATATTCCATGAAGGGTGACAGCTATGGTGTACACAAGCTACTTTGGAAACATAGAGAAGATACTTGCCACTGTCCCAGATGCTAGGCTAGTGTCTATTGCAGGAAAGACGCCTGACTGGTTCAAAGGAGAGAAGTACAAGCCATTGATGCCACATTGGAGTTGGTGGAGAGAGTGGCACAGCATGTTCAAAGACTCTCTAGAAAGCGAAGAGTCAAGAAAGTGGTACACTAGCAGATACTGCAAGACTGTGCTGAACATCCTTGACCCTTTGTCTACAGCAAGAGAGCTGAAAGACTTGGCAGAGTGGAACCCAACTTTCATCTTGTGCTATGAGACGCCGGAGAAGTTCTGCCATAGGCACATCGTAGCTGAGTGGCTTTCAAAGAATGGCATACTGTGCCAAGAGTGGGAAAGTAGACAAGCATGATTGGTGAGGCTGTCGAAAATAGAGTACAATGTTACTATGAAAGCAAGAGTAGACTTTGTGAGCAACAGCTCAAGCAGCAGTTTTGTAGTTGCCTGCCAGAAGCAGTATCTAGATGATGTGCTGAAAGACTTAGCCAAGTCATGTACAAACAAGAGGTCTCCATACCATGACAAGGCACTAGCTGGCCGCAACAAGTGCATACTAGACTTCTGTGTAAGGACTTTCCAGCTTGCATTCATAGGAAAGCTTCTTGTCAAGACAAAAGCTGTGAAGTACAGTCTAGACTACTTCAAGAAGATATGGATATCGGGCAGAAAAGACCCAAATGCAAGCAAAGCTGCTGAAAAAGAGTGGGAGCACTACAAGAATGTGCTGAAGAGCATCAAAGATGGACAATCTAGACATGGCTCTGTATATGACTGGGAGAAAGACGCCTACAGTCTTGACGAGTATGACGAGGCTACTGACACAGCTGTCCACTATGAGAAGACTTATGCACAAGGGATTGTTGTGCCAAACAGCACAATGGAGTCAACATTCAACAGATACCACTTCAATGGAGCTGGCAGTAGGCAAGAGACAGCAGAAGAGATTGACAGGCGTGTGAAGGCGATTGTAGAGATTGCTAAGGCACATGTGGCAGCAGACAGAAGAGCAAGTGCTAATGTGTGCTTTGAGTCAATTGACACCTACCAAATAACAAAAGACACCATTGACAACACAAGAGACCTCATTTCTAGAGGCTATGTGGTAGATCTTGCTAGATGGGAAGACTTAGATGCACTTGAAGCTAGAATTGCGCATGGAGATGCACTGTTCTATGTCAGGATTGCAAACTCTGGCGATGGCTATGGTGACTTCTACATCTACTGTGAAGATGATGCAGATGGAATAGATGGGATATCAGGCATTGAGCTGCTAGCCTGTGAGAGCATGTAAGGAGGCAATATGCACTACATCAAAAGCATTGAGAAAGTCTTGTTTCTTGACATTGATGGTGTCTTGAACAAGGCAGAGAATGGCAAAGACTTGTACTGTGACACATATGCTGACTACTGTGTCTGCTTGCACAAGCCAGCAGTTGAGGCATTGAAAGCCTTTGTTGATGCAGAGCCAAAGCTGCGCATTGTGTGGCTGTCTGATTGGGCTAAGCATAGAGATGCAGAAGAGCAGAACTGCAGCATGAGCCCAATTGCATTTCTTGAGATGCTGCCTTGGCTGAAAGAGAGAATAGTTGGAGATGTGTTTGTTGGCAAGCATGCTGATGCAGTTGGAGATGCAAAGATCAAAGCTATTGATGACTTCACAGTAGACAACTTAGTTGAGTCATACGCCGTGCTTGATGATGACACATATGCAGTAGAAGACAGCTTAGAGCATGTGCATAAGCACATTGTCAAAGTAGATCCATGCAAAGGCTTCTGCAAAGATGACATCTGTCAAGTGCAGAAAGCGCTTGGCATTCCAATGGATGGAAAGGCAATGCACAGCATGCTGCTTAGTCTAGAGCACACTGACTCATTTGTCGTGAATGGCAAGTATAGATGTCAATTTGACTTCACAAAGTATGGCTGCAAGAAAGCCCCACTCTTCAAAGACTATGTAGTAGACAGCAACTGCCCACGGATGGCAGCAGATGCAGAGGTCATTGTTGATGACTTGTCATGCAAAGACAGTCTATATGACAAGAAGCTATTCATTGGATGCGTGTCATTGAGCATTGACAAAGACCTTGACTCTCCATGGTCAGCAACACTGAGCATAAGAGAAGACAGTTCAACTCAATGGCAGAGCATAGTGCCTATAGTAAGTTTGTCTAGAGTGCAGAAGATGGTAGATTGATGCATAGAAGCATTTGGCTTAAACTATAGATTCAAGAGAGAAAAACCACAGGTTCACAGCGCTGAAATCATCTGACGTGTGGCATTTAGACTTTCTTCTGCAAGAAACATCACACCATTTAGGGTGCGAGTAGTTCACTCTTCAATTCCCCAGCATTTCTTCCACCATGCTGGTTGGCCAATCTTCATCTTGTTTGCAAGGTATGTGCAAAGCTTGTCAGCTGCACTCCATCTAATTGCAAGAGCAAAACCAGCTTGGGTTGTTGCCACTTCAGACTGTTGGAATGCAAGCATCTCATCAAACCCGCCTTTGAACCCTTGAATTCCTGTTGCAGTTTCAATGTCTCTGCATACTTGCCTAAACACTTCACATGCAGCTTCAAACTCAGCTTGAGTCTGTTCTGAAGTGTCAGCGGTGTAGTCTCTACGAAGCTTTGAGACAAGAGTCTCATCTTCAAACTGCTCTTTTGACAGTATCTTTATTAGTTTTGACATCATATGTGAATCCTCTTATAGTATTTACTTTTGCAGACAGATTGATATAGCTCTTCTCAAAAACTTCACCTAGCCTCTAGACATTTTGCATATGTTAGACCCAAACCAGCTATTGACATGTTGCAAGAAGTCTCTGTACTATAGGTGCCCAGATTTCAATTTGCGTGCTAAAGTTTTCAACCGGCTTAGCTCTCTTCTAATAGTCTTTTTTCCAAGCTTCTTCTTCACTTTGCCTGTTGACGTCAACCTGAAGTTGACATTCAAGAATGTGAATCCATCTTGTATTCGTCCTATTCTCGACTTAGCATTCAGTTCCAAGCCTATCTGCTCCAGCTGATGCCTGATCTCACATAAAGCTGCGCTAGCTTTGTCTTTAGACTCAACCAAGACTAAGATGTCATCCATGTACCTTATGTAGTGCTTGGCTTTGAACTTCTGCTTCATCGTATGATCTAAGCCGTTGAGGACTAGAATCTAGAGCAGCTAGCTTATCTAGCTGCCAAGGCCAACACCTCTTGTTCCAAATCCATCTGTTTTTTCATTAGTATCGTTGATGTTGAACGAATCAATGATGTCATCCACCTACTAAATCATCCAAGAATCTTTAAAAGTCTTCGCAACACAATTCTTCAAAATCTTGTGAGGAGTGCTGTCAAAGAACTTCTTGACATCAGCTTTGACATACCAACCGGCATTTGTATGCTGGCCTTCATGCAAATAGAATTTCCTCAGATGATTAGAGACTAAGTTGAATGTAAATGTGAAGCCCTTTCCTTCTAAGCATGCTCCATTCTCATATATCAATGGTCTGCAAAGGTCTTCAAGAAGTCCATTATCACACATAGCCATCTAGACCACTCTGTCTGAAAACCTAGTGCTGTGTATAATGCGTGGTTTCTTGTCAAATGTCTTGAACACAATATACTTAGAGAGCTTGTATGTGCCTGTCTTGATGCTTCTACAAAGTCTATTGCAGTTCTAGACTAAGTTGAACATCCATGTAGTCACTGATGTCTTCCACCTAACTCCACGTGCGCACTTCCTAGCGGCATCTGCTAATATTTCTGGAGTCAACATCTAAACAAACTTAGATGGCTTAGACAAAAAAGGATGAAGAGAAGAAACTGGAAATGCTGGACTTCTATTAGCAGACATATGCTATGCAAATGTGTCTAGCTTGACTTGCCAGTGCATCTGACTGCAGCTTAGAGCATATCTAGCATCATTTAGCATGTTTGGCGAATGCCTTGAGCGGCATCTCCCTTGCATATTGCTGCCACACTATGGCTTAGGATTTCTGCATTGCATACTTTCACCATTGCCATGCATCTCTTGGCAGCAAACAAAGCAATCTGGGACAAAGCCATTAGAGTTGTTGGCATTGTTGTTGTTGGATGCTCCAGAAGTGTTGACATTGTACTCATTGTTAGAGTTGCCAGTATTAGGATTACGCAGCCACCAATTCACGGAACTAGCATTTATTGAGATGCTGCCAAATCTGCACATTAGTCTTGTTTTTGCTCTCCAGCTTCTTCTCTTGCATTGAAAATCTCCTGTTTTGCCGTATATTTGATCCACCCAGCAATCTTTGTCTTCAGCTCATCTATCTTTTCTATCAGCTTGTTGCAGATGACCAACTGCTTCTAGTCAGCTGAAAGCTTCATTATCAACTGCACATCTACCTAAAGCTGTATGGCATATTCTCTTGCGCTAAGCTATAGCATCATCCTCTTTTTCTTAGTCTCTTCGGTCTTAACGAATATGTTGTTTGCTAGCGATATCTTGTACATCAGATTGCGTATGTTTGCCATCATTGGCTCTGCCACTATCTTGTAGTTCTTCTTTGACAGCAGCTAGTCATTCTTGACAAGAGAGACCGCCATCTCAAATACCGCCATTGCGATGTTCAAGACATCTAGCTTGTTCTCATTTCTCTTGTATGCAGGGACCGCCATAGTATTCAACTTCTCTACGTTTTCACTTTTTTACTCTTCACTGTCAACCAACTTAAAGTACTTTCCATCTATTTTCTATACTTTGCACTTGATGTTCTAGAAGTCTAGCTTGTTGACTATGAACTTTGTCTATATGTCCAGAAGCTGCTTCATTATGATGACAGCCGTCGTGAACAGCAGCTTCTATTTTCCGTCTACCAAGATCTCTGCCTTGATTCCCTTTTTCCCATATCTCTTAGAGGTGAACTCACCTATGTTCTATATGACTATTGTCTTGCCATCTAAGTCACTTATATGGACAACATCCATTTTTGGTGTCGTCTCCATGCCATACTAGCTGAGATCTATCAATTTTCCTATGTTTATAATATCTCTCATACTAGTTTTTCTTACACAATCTAATGTTTTTGCTTATCAGTGGCCGCTTGACGCGGCCGATTAAACGATTATCCGATTATGCAAGCTGGGACAAAGCCATAAGAGTAGTTGGCAAGGTAGGTGTTGGATGCTCCAGAAGTGTAGACAAGGTACTCATTGGAAGAGTTGCCAGTAGTAGGATCACGCAGCCACCATTTCACGGAACTAGCAGATGAAGATCCATCTGCAGCAAGATTTGTCTTTATTCTTGATGCATTGTCTGGATAAACCTTCGAGAACGTGCTGCTGGCATCTGCTCCAGAGCCGAACACCTCATAGTTCGCTAATGGCCAGAACAAGTCAATCGAAGTCTCCCATGTCTATCTATTGTTTTTAGTGTATGTGTCTGGCCGAAATGGTCCATTAATAGGAGACACAACTGTCCTGTTCACAGCAGGAACTATATGCCTAATCATCTATTGCTCTTTGTACAGCTTCAACATCAGACTATTTGCATTTGCCAAACCTGCAGTAGACACAACATCGTGCTTGTGCTGTGGCTTGTAAGGTGAATCAGAGAAACGTCTTGATCCATTTATGTTGTTGGCATACTGCTTGTAGAATGACTGCTCATAGACATTGCGCCCGTAAAAGTAGCAGTTCAACATGTTCTGCTCAACAACCTCCTTGCCAAACATCGTCAATGGCATCTTCTAACTGGAGACGAAGTACATGCCGGCGTCGTACAAAGCCTTGACAGACAGCTCGGCTGCCGATGACAAAGCCCTGAAGTTCGATGCCGAAAGTTGCTCGAACGTTTTGGATTGGCCAATAGCCACATTGGCTTTGCAGACGTATAACTGGCCATCATATCTGACGACGTCAGCTACTACGCTCAGGTTTCTGTTAGTCTTGTCGTAGTCTTTGGCGTTGCACGTCGTGTAGTACGCCTTGCCAATCTCGAAGTCTTCTATCTCGACTAGGTTCTCATATACATTCGCGCCTGTCTCTGCGTTGATACTCTTCAGCGCATAGCCGCAGTACTTCTAGAAATACGACGTCTGAAGCTCAAGTCTGCCATCTTCTATTTTGTATACGTCATATGGCAGCTCATTGACTTTCAACGAAGCTGACAATGACCAGTCTATCTCATGGAGTCCATCTGCTTCTAGCCTCACGTACGTCTCGCCTCCAGAAGTGTCATCTGGGAACTATTCAAAAATGTCAGCGTATCTGATCTCTGTTGCATCAAACTAAATGTTAGTGTACGTTGCAGTTGCAGTGTTGCTAGTCCTGTTTATCGAAATCAAAGCATTCTGTGGCTAGATTGTCATCGTGTAACCGCAGAAGTCCCATTCATACCCATCAGCGCTGATCTTGACTGGAACATGATAGACATTCTATGTTCCAGTTCCTTCGTTGTTGTAGCCAAACGTAGACTCTGACACGGCATCAACAACATAGTTGTTCTTTGTATATGACTTCTTGTTGATCTAGTAGTCCCACTCATCTTCAGTGTATGTCTAGCATCCAGCAACAATGTTCCTGAACTGCTTATTTCCAACATCAAGCTCAATGGTCTCCTAAGTTCCATCAGTCTTGAATAGCGTGCATGAAGACACTGAGTCATCAATTGACTGCACATACATGTACTTGTATGTCTAAGTGAGGTCATCAAGCCGTTTGTATCCAACATATTGTGGGACATTTGCGTTGTAGCCGAGAATTGTCCATGGAATGGAGACAGCACTAAGCTTGTCAGCATTGTTGACAACATCTTGACGGGTCTCAGCTGCCACATTTATGCTAGAAGAGAGGTAGTAGTCTCTTATCATGTAGTTGACAAACACCTTTGAACCAGCTTCAGGAAGGACACTCAATGCTTTTGCAGTAGGGTAGTCTTTCAAAGCTGAGTAGATTGCGCTCCAGTCATATGACTCACTTGAGAACTGATTTGCATCTCCAATCAAAGTGTCTGTGTTCCATATTCCATCATGCAAAGCACTGCCAGAAGTCTTAGAGAAGAACTTGAAGTAGATTGTCTTAGTTCCGCCTTCTCCATCATCTTGGATCAAGCCTAGTGAGTCCAAGTCAACCACAAGTGGAGTAGATGCATGCTTGTCTCTTGTCATTCCAGAGTAAATCTATATGCCATCTTCAGGACCAACTGGATAGCCATCTAGCTTGGCTCTGAGCGTTGTAGCTCCAAAGTGAGTTATGACAGAGCCTTCGTGCACTACATCAAGCGGATCTCTCCAGCAGATCGTCAAGACACCACCTATAATAGAAAACCAAAGGTCTTTGATTTCTCCAAGTGCGACCTTGTCTGCATCTTCCGCCTAGTCGATCGTGTCTATCTTCTCTGCAAACTCAAGCGGGCAAATCGAGCTCAAGCCTGTTGCCTTGTGCTTCTTCACGATGCTCAGACCGACATCTCTAAACAGCGCTGACAGGGATGGATAGTTCTTCATATATTGCTGTCTCCTTCAATCTCTTCCTACGTATATTCGTACGTAGACAATATGGTATCAAACAAAAGGTCGTGGAAATACTACTTTATGTATTGTTCATTTGCTGACAAATAATCATATAGTACACGACCACTATATGTCTAATCAGACAATTTAAGACTTCTAACGGTTATATCTGGCGTAGGAATATCCATTTTTACTGTTCTCCAATCTCATGCTGCGCATATTCATATGTTGATGTCATAGCACTAGATATCATATTTCTAATGCTGTCAATAGCCACTGCTATTTGTATTGCACTGCTTGTCTCGGATTTCTAATAGTAGTCACTTATGTCACTTGACACAAGATATCCAGGAGAGTTGTTGAAAGAGCTCAAGTCAGTTGGAACTTGCACATTGCCCACCGCGCTGAGAAGCTGCTCTACATTGACTGCATCTGACAAGTCAGATCCAGGAGCAACATTCTTTATCTGCTGGCCATAAGACTCAACATAGTCAGCCGAGACAACATACAGCGCATTGCTCAGCGTAGCATCATCAACTACTAGCTGCTCATAGTCTTTTTGTGATATGTGCTGCAAATTGACATCTGCCTTGACATTGTCTACTGACACAGTTGACTTCTCATTTAGCTAGTCTTGGGTTGCATATCCATCACCACTGAGCGTCTGCTATGTCTCGCTATATGTCTTGTAGTCAGAAGGGACTGCTGTCAAGTACTGGTCATGCACATGTGATATCAATGAATAGTCAGCAAACTTGTCATTAGTCAACTTGACTACATTCGCAGTAGCTGCTTGATTAGTAGCAGTGCTTGTCAACGTGTTGTTCAGCTGGACGATGCCTGCCTACTAAGTTGTTGCTGACTAAATATTCTTCTTGGTAGCAGTTATGACACCATTCTCATCTTGAGATATTGTGTCAATGAATGCTGTTGTGGTGCCACTTGCAGTTGGACTTGTCTTTGCAGTCTGCTTTGTCTTGTATCCAGAGAGGTCAATGCTCTTAGATCCAATCTTCTCCCACTCTCTTGAAGATCCTTCTCCTACGATGACATACTCATCATATGTATTTGAAGTCTATTGATCATCACTAGGCACTAAGTAGATTCCGCGCTCATCAGCTTCTGCGACTGGTGGCAGAGTCTGCACAACATACTTCTTGAAGTATTGTGCACTTGCAATCTTCTAGTCAGTCTCTGCTTTTGTGTATGTGTCGTCAATACGCGCAGAGACTGCGTTGAACTATGCCATATTGACTGCATCTGTGTCGTCGACGCCTGCGGCTAGATTCTTTATCTGCTCATCATATGCATTTATCTTGGCGTCATCAACAACATAGATGACATTAGACAATGCTTCATCATTTGCAACTAGCTCATCATAGTCATCTGCTGAAAGCCTGACTACACTTAAGTCGATGCGAACAGGATCTGCGTCAAATACCTTTATAGTTGGTCGAAAATAGCTTTCACTTACGCCTGCGACATTGACGCCATCGCTGGAAAGGATGCCGGTCTAGTTGCGTAGACCGGCATCCTTTAGGTCGTAAGTGCTGCCATTAGGCAACTTTATCTAGCTTATGCTACCAGTAGCCATGTGCACTTACTCCTTTCATTATCATCAGCTAACAGTGATTGTTGCTTCTGTACCAGTGAAGTTTGGTTTGCTGACAGTACCTGCTGGTGTACCTTTGACAGTAATTGTTGCGTCTGTGCCAGTAAACACTGGAGCTGCAACTGTACCTTCTGGTGTGAATGTTCCAGTAGATGTAACAGTGCCACCGGTGAATGTTGGCTGACTGACTGTACCAGTAGCTGTACCAGTAGCTGTGATTGTAGTCTTTGTGCCACCAAATGTTGCACTTGTTGGAACACTGACACCAGTTGCAGTAATAGCAACCTTTGTACCAGTGAAGTTTGGCTTGGTGACCGTGCCAGTAACACTGCCTGTAACTGTGGCTGAGCCAGTCTCTGTCGCGACTTCATATGTATCTGGGACGAGGACTTCGAGATCTACACCTGTGCCAGTGAAGCCTAGGCCAGTGATAGACCCCGTCGTCGTACCTGTGACGCTGACGTTGCCCTTGGTGCCAGTGAACGTACCAGAACCAGATGGAATAGTAATGTTATCTGTAACGAGCTTTGCACCGGTACCAGTAAATGTCGGAGCAGTTGCAGTATATGTAGCATCACCAGTCTTAACAATTTTTGCTGTTGTATCAACAGAATTACCAGTAGTCTCGATGAACTTCTTGAACGTAAGCGTCTCGCCAGACACGGCATAGTATGCGAGCTCGCCTGTCGTCTCGCCTGCGCTAGGTTCTGCCACACTCATGTCTGTAACTACGGTCTTGGCTGTGGCGCTATTGACCGTATCAGTGGTACCTGCTGTGGCGACACTGATCGTTGGAGCGGATACAGTACCATCTGGTGTATATGTCACTTCGGAAGACTCTGCTGGCTAGGTTCCAGCGACTGTCACTGTGGCTGTAGTCGTTCCAACGGCAACAGTACCAGTAGGCGTAAATTCACCAGTAGACGTCATATCCGCGCCAGAGAATGAAGCTGTTACATTGCCTGTTGGCGTATAGTTTGCCGTGCCGGAGCCTTTGCTGACGCCTACGCTCTTAGTAGTCTTGGTTGTGACACCTGTCACCTTTGTATAGGAAGCGCTGCCATTTGTAATTGTGCCATTAGTAAAGTCTGGCTAAGTCACATCACCAGCTGGTTGATAGTTTCCAGACGCAGATTCATCTATTGATATTGTGACATCTTGTGTCGTTTGACCACCAAGCGTAACGCTACCAGCTGGAGTATATTCTGCTGAAACTGATGCCGCACCATTGCTGAATTCTGGCTGACTGACTGTACCAGCTGCAGTACCAGTGACGCTTACACTTCCAGCTGTACCAGTGAACGCAGGAGCATCAAGTGTGCCTGCTGGCGTATAGCTGCCTGAAGCAGTCATTTCACTACCAGCAAATGTTGGCTGACTGACTGAACCACCAGGAGTATATGAACCAGATGCAGAATCCTTGAATGCGAGAGCCTTCAATGAACCAGTAGAACCAAGCTCATACCATGCAGAGCCATTGAACAAGAACTCAAGATCTTGCTTTCCTTGTGCAGAAAGACTGACCATGTCGCCTTGCTTAGCTTCGACTGTCTCACCGTTAATGACTACCGATGATGTGGTGTCGCCATCACCTGAAAGCTATGTAGTGGTCTTACCGATGTAATGTACGCCACCTTCAATAGCAGAGCTAAGAGCAGATATATCAGAACGCGCCTGCGTGTCTTTTATATCATACGTTGTTCCACTAGGAAGGGTAATTTGGCTAATGAATGGATTTGCCATAATTTTATTTTCCTTTGTTTTTAGTTTCTTTTTATGATTAGTGTTTCACCTTCTACACCGTCATCAGATGGCGTATCAAGATTACCTATTGTGATTTTGTGGTTCCAAGACTTCCTATCTTGCTCTGAGACATGCGCTTGCACGTCTTTTATGTGCTAGTCAATCTTCTACTCAATGTCATCTCCAACATATGGCAAGTCAAGATTGTATGCATTGCCATCTCCAATCTTTATGCCAGGGACATCTATTAAACCATCGTCTACTAGCTCATCGCCTTCAAGCACATACTTGTGCATCTAAGCTTTGTCAGACCAAATGACAATCTAGCCTTTAGCTGGCTAAAATCCAGGCTATTCTGCCCAACCAGCTCTTGTGTTCACCATTATCTCTGCTGGATCATTAACTGGAAATCTGACATATGGAAGCTGGTAGAATGGGTCTATGCCATTGCCAGCTTTCATCATGACTTCTTCTAGGCCTGTGTCATTGACAAATGCAATCTAGCCTTTCTCTAGAACTAGACTGCGCAATGGCTCTTTCTCCCAATTCTCTCGTGTGTCAAAAAGATGCTGTACCTTTGCAATGCTCTCTACCTTAGTCTTAAATGCATTGCTAGACAATGTTTTAGAACTGACATAGTTCTATAGCTACTGCATTGTCATGTTCTTAGACAAGCACTTGCCACCATCATAGTCTGATATTATCAAAAGATCATCGCTGCTTATGTTCTTTATGCTTGGCAGCTAAGATATCTTGATCTCTTTCTTTATGTCATTAGATCTACCACTCATGCTGTCATTATTTACATCGAAATTAGTTGAAAACGTTGCTACTTTCAAGCCAACATGTATATTTTAAAGGGTACCTAAGCAAGAAACATCAAATCCTTTAGGGTGTGATACGAATTGCCTAGAATTTTCTATGAAATACATGTGAAGTTTATGATTTGTCTTGAGTAAATAAAACTGTAAAACGTACAATATCTCTATTACCAAATGATTGAGACATATAGATTTCGAATATATCCAACTAGTGAGTAGAAAGTTCTTCTTTCTAAGCATTTTGGCTGTGTTCGTTTCATGTACAATTGGGCTCTTCATCTCAATCAAGAAAGATATGCATCTCAATAGAAGTACTTAAACTCAATTGGCTTGGGTTGTTCTGGTGAGACTGTAAAACTCAAAGAAGCAAATCCTTGGCTTTATGAAGTCAACTCACAGAGTCTCATATGTGCGGTTGGCCATCTTGACCGAGCATTCAACAACTTCTTTGCTGGTAGAGCAAATTTCCCGAGATTCAAATCAAAGAAGTTTGACAAAGACTCATTTGAGATCCCTCAACATTTCCAGATTGACTTCAAAGAGTCAAAGATCAAGATGCCAAAGTTCTCAAGAAAGAATGGAATCAAAGTCAAGATCTCAAGACAAGTCAAGAAAGGCAAGATTGGAACAGCAACAATCTCGAGAAACTCTTCTGGACAATACTATGTGTCGTTCATTGTGCATGCAAAGGATGACTTTAGACCATTAGTCGATGACATCAACATCAACAAGAAGAATGCTCTAGGAATTGATTTTGGCTTAAAGCACTTCTTGACATTGTCAGATGGAAGATAGATTGACAATCCACAATATTTCAAAAAGATGCTAGACAAGCTAGCACAAGAACAAAGAAAACTAAGCAAGAAGACAAAAGGAAGCAAGAACAAAGAGAAGCAAAGAAGGAAAGTTGCAAAAATTCATCAAAAGATTGCTGACCAAAGAAAAGACTTCTTGCACAAGACTTCAACAAGACTAGTCAAAGAAAGCCAATTTGACTGTTTCTGCATTGAAGACTTGAGTCTGCAAGGGATGAAGAAGCTTTGGGGCAGGAAGGTCTCAGACTTAGGGTGGCACATGTTTACGTCTATGTTGAACTACAAAGCAATGAGAGAAGGCAAGATCTTCAAGAAGATTGGAAGGTTTGAAGCATCAAGCCAAATATGCCATTGCTGTGGACATAGACAGAAGATGCCATTAGATGTCCGAGTCTATGAATGCCCAGAATGTGGTATAATAATAGATAGAGACTTGAATGCAGCTATCAACATAAGGAACTTTGCTTTGAGAGACATTATGAAGAATACCGATGGGACGTCGGGAATAAACGCTTGTGGAGTTGGAAGCTCTGGCGAACATGATACAAATTGTGTTCGTGAAACTACCGACATTGAAGCAAGAAAATCAAGTGATTGCACTAGATGCAAGGAAGAACACTTGAAGATCACACCTTTCAAGGTGTGACTAGTTCACCTAGTGTAACTGCAAAGAAGGAAAGCATGGCAAAAGACAAGAATGACAAGACAAATCTACCAATGGACTATGCTATAAAGTCTAGCAAAGTCAGACTAGTTGGCCAAGATGGCCAAACAACAATACTTTCAAAAGATGATGCTATTGCAAGAGCAAAGTCAGAAGGTAAGAACCTTGTGCAGATAGCATTCAATCCATCTGTGTTTCCTGGATCTATATGCAAGATAATTGACTATGCCAAGTTCAAGTATGATGAGAAGAAGCGCCAAAAAGAGCAGATGAAGAAGCTACGGGCAAGTCGCTCTGAACTTAAAGAGATAAAGTTCACCATTCGCATTGATGACAATGATCGAAACATAAAGATTGCCCACATAAAGCAGTTTCTAGAAGATGGCGACACAGTGAAAGTGACAATATTCTTGGCAAAGCGCGAGATGGACAAGCTTGAATATGCAAAAGATGTCATGCGGAGCATTCTAGTGAACTTTGATGGAATTGCTAGACTTGATGGAAAGCCATCTCTAGAAGGAAGGTCACTTTCATGCGTGTTGAAGAGAATTTGACAAAAAGAAGACTATGAAGAGAGAAAACGCCAAAAAGGCAGCAGCAAAGGCAAAAAATGCCATAGAAGACACTGCTGTAAAGCAGCAAGATGCAATTGTCTTCAATGGAAAGATGCGTAGACTGCTTGTAGAGGGGATTCTGCAGGACATCAAGGGATATTTTGAGAGCATGACAGATGGCTTAGTTAAAGTCACTTATGAAGACCGCATCTTGAAAGGCCATGAGTTTGGGTTCAAAGTCTATGCTGTAAAAGGCGCAAACTGCACAAAGCAGATGTTCTCTGAGGCATCAAGCGCTATTGTGAATGCTGTCAACTACATCTTTCCCGGTGATAATGAGCAGTATGACATCACACTGTCCACTGAAGATGGCAAGCTAGATATTGAAATTGTCTCTAATTGGTGAGCTTCTAGAGACATACATTCTATCTTTAACTTGAAAGACTTGCACAATGTCACACGGATCTTATCTCACAATATACCGTAGGTTCAACAAGAGCAAAGCCTCTACTGCTGAGCTAGATGCATTGAAGAACGAGTACTTTCTTGCAAACAAGAAAGACTCTTTCAATGCAAACAAAGACGAAGAAGCTTTGAAGAAAGACATTCCAATATTGCTGCATGCTGGATTCAAGTCTAGTAGTTTGGCAGCCACTGATGACAGCAAGAAGACAACTACGTACTACAGCGAAGATGGCATTAGGCATGAAAGACTACTAGAGTTCCACTTTGGCTCAGTCTTCACTGGCTTAAGAGAGCACTTCAACATCAATCCATATTCATTTAGAGACAGCACAGTCATTGTCTCAAGACATGATGCTGAGAAGATGCTTCAAGCAGTTGATTACATCCTTGAAGGAGAGTACAGCAAGAAGTTTGAGAGCATTCTCTCAAATGAGTATGTAGGCATCATTGGTGAAGGCTACTCGCCATTTGACAATAGGTTCAAGACAGCACGAGACCCTATCTACATAGACAAAGAAGGCTATGGCTACACAGTGAAGTTCAATGACTACAGTCTTGATGCTGAGACAGTTGAGAATGATGACATCATAAAAGTGAACTTTGTCCATCTTCATGCAGCTCTTCTAGCATACTTGAATGCAGAAGAGTGCTCATGGGATGGTGAAGAGCTAGTTCTAGAGTATTCAGCATATTGATGGACAGCAAGACATATAGGATTGTGTTTCTAGACTTAGACCATGTTCTTACAAACACTGATCTAGATGACTCGTCATTCTTGAGTCTAGATCCATCTCGATACCATTTGTCTAGCATAAACATGAAGTGGTTAGACAAGATACTTGAGCAGACTGGCGCAAAGATTGTCATCACGTCAAATTGGCGCAAGTTCTCTCCACCAAACACTGCTTGGCTGCATAGAGGGAAACTGTACCAAAGCATTCTTGAGCCATTTAGAGCACTGTACAAAGAGCACATCATTGGAACTATTCCACCAGAAAGGCATGCAACAAAGTGTGACTGCCTTGAACTGTGGTTTGAAGACAACACATGGTTCTCTAAGACACGTGGGAAGTATGTCATCCTTGAAGATGACTTTAGAGAAGGGTATCAAGACAGTCTTGTCTTTGCCGAGCACCTCATCTTGACTGACTACCATGTTGGATTGACTGAGCAAGATGCTGACAAAGCCATACGCATGCTCAACTAAGACATGGTAGTTGATGATGTAGACAAGCTCATTGAAGACTACTCACGCATAGTTGGATTCTTAAGAGCGGTTGATGGCGAGCAAGAGCTTCCCACCCCTATAGTCAAAGTCTCTGTCAACTCTATAAAAGACATCCAACTATACAATGGATGTCTTGAAAGAGACATTTGGCAGACTCTTGTAGACATTGAGCTGAAGTGTGGAGAGCATCTAGAAGCTAGAGACTTAGTTGTGTTCAACATCATCAACAGTGGATTTTGGAAGATGTCTCAAGCAAAAGATGTCTTCTGTCTTGACAAAAAGGCTTTCTTTGAGTCTATATCATATGAGATGTTCTTGGCATGCTGCATAGCATTGAAGTCATCAAGATATGACTACAGTTACAGTAGTTGGTTGATGTCTGAATGCAGTCGCAGTGGCACAGCAAACTATGTCTTCGAGGTGCTAGCACGCATTGACAAAGAGCAGCCTCTGTTCTTGGCAAAGCTGTTCACTTCTAGCATAGAGAAGTTCATGTCATGCGTTGACTATAGTGAGTCTCCAGCTCTGCCAGTGTTCATTTGTAAGTCATTTATGCAGAAGACACCACTCAACAAGACTCTGTTTAGACGAGTCACATCACTGTTCAAGCAAGAGATGTCAAAGCAGTACAAACGTGACATGTTCATGCATTGACTGCCTCTATTCAATGCGCTGCTGGCTGTCTAGCATTGTACCATATACGCATGAATACATTGACAGCACCAAAAGGTTTTGAAGATTACAACTATGTGCACAAGCCAAAGCACTACCAACTGTTCACAGTTGAAGAGCTGCAGCAGCTAGTGTCAGAAGGAAGAGGCATTGACGTCGTCGCCATTGCAAACAAAGTAGGGCTCAACAAAGATGCCTACATGTTCAATGTGCTGAAGTATGTCCTTAGGCAAGAGAAGCCAGGTGAGCCTCGTAGCAGAGATGTCAAGAAGATACGAGAGTATGCTGACATCTGGCTTGAGAGCAATGCCATCAGAAAGTGAGGCTAGTTGACTATGCCGGGTTCAAGTAGAGCAGTGCATCCGAGTGGAGTAGAGATCACCTTCTTTGAGAAGACACACAAGTATGTCTCTGTCATAGATGGAGCAGAAGTCACATACACAAGCGGCACACAGTTCCTCCACAAGTTCTTCAAGCCATTTGATGCAGATGGAGAGATTGCAAAGCGGTGTGCAGCAAGAGAAGGATGCACTATTGAGGAGATAAAAGCCAAGTGGGCAAAGGCAGGAAGAGATGCATCAGCACTTGGCACAAAGATACATGAGTGCTGTGAAGACATTGAGCTAGGACGAAAAGAGCTTCGCAACAAGCCATCTAGCTTGAAAGAAGAGAAGATGATGGAGCATGCTGTGAAGATGGCCCGTCGCTTCTATGAAGGGTTTGACATACTTGGTGTTGAGAAGATAGTGTTCAGCCCTTCGCTCAAGATCGCTGGCACAATTGACTTGTTTGCAAGGTCAAAGAAAGATGGCACATACATAATTGGAGACCACAAGACAAACAAGTCTATTGACCTTGAAGATGCTTGGAACAAGTTCGCATTGCCACCAATAAGCCATCTGCATGACATAAATGGAACACACTACAGTCTACAGTTGAATCTCTATGAGTATCTCTTGAAAAGAGAAGGGTATGTGCCAAGAGACGCAAAGTTCAAGCTGTTCTTGAACCACATAACTGAAGATGGAGCAAAGCTAATCCCTATGCCTGACTACCAACTTGAGATACGAGACATGCTCATTTCGCACTTAGCAGGAGACATCTAATGGCATATTCACAGTATTTTCCAGTTGTGTCATGCGACTATAATGGATATTGGCTGCCAGATGATGTTGAGTCAAAGTACGAGGTATAGTTCATGAACCTGCTGCATGAGTGCTAGTCGTATGAAGACTTCTGCATGCAGTCTGATCTTACACTAGCTAAATATGATGCTGGCTATTTTGGATTTAGCAGTGAAGATGAGTTATATCAATTTGTAAAAGACTACTACAGTGGAGGCATGCATGCAGTCAACGATTGACAATAGTCACATAACTAGCAATGAGCTTGAAGTATACAAGAAGATACTTGACGCATGTGCTTCAAACAACTCGCTTGATGAAGTCCACATATATGAAGACTTGTATGATGTAGATGCTCAAAAGGCATTTGAGAAACTATGTGAGTCAAGTTTTGGGATTTCTGGCATGCGTCTAGACTTGCTGCTAGACAGCACATAGACAGGCATAGGAGGCAAAGATGGGCAAAGCATACACAAAGAAGAAGAAAACACACATTGAGACTCCTGCTGAAAGAGCATAGATAGAAGAGAAGATCAATGCAAGCAGAAGATGGGTGAAGCCATACAGAGGCGAGATAGTCTATGAGTGCATAGGCTGCAGCTAGCAGTTTGTCAGACGCGCTAGATATAGCACGTATGAAGAGCTAGAAGCTGATGCGAAGTCTATAGTTGAGTGAACTCTATCACACCTTAAAAGGTATGATCTTCTCACTTCTTTGTCCAGGCTTGCTGCTGAGTATCTCATCAGCAACAGCGGCCTTGAACTCCGTGAGCGTGATTTCCCGGTGTTCCGCCGGTACTAAATGATTCTCAAAGCAAGACTTTGCAATGTTTATCATGTTCTTTGCTGCATGCACATCTCGATCTTCATGATATCCACATGAGCATTCATACACTCTGTCTGCAAGTGTCATGTCATTCTTCACTGAATGGCACTTAGGGCATAGCTTGGTTGTTGGAATGAACATGTCAAGGACAACTGTCTGAGGCAATGCCATCAACTTTGACTTGACCATTCCAAGGCAGCTGTGCTGCACCTGCTTTCCAAACATTCCTCTGTGCCATCCAGCTATGTTCTCATCTTGCATGTAGATTCGGTCATATGCCTTTAGTCTATGCACAATCTTATTTGCTTTGTCTTGCTTTTTGTTTGTCTGCTTCTGATAGGCTTTCCGTAGTTTCTTGATAGTCTTCCATCTGTTGTTTGATCCTTTGACTCTTCGAAACATCTCTCTTTGAAGTCTCTTTAGTCGATCACTTTCTTCAATAGATATGTCTATCTTCTCACCTTCAGAAGTAGTTATTGACGTCTTGATCCCAAGATCAAGACCGATTTCCTTTCCATTATTTTGTTTTTCTTTCCTCTCTTGGTATGTTGTGACTTTCAGGAAATACCCATCTGCTCTCTTGAGCAAGTTTGCATTTGCAAATTCTGAATTTGCTGGAATCTGCTCAACTCCTCTAACTAAGATCTGTCCTTTGATTCCCATTATCCAAACTTTTCGCATACTCTTGAACTTCCAGTCCATCCCTTTCAGTGGAATGCAAGAAAGCTCAGACTTGAACTTTAGGCTACCATATCTTTGCAAGCCTTTCTTCACCAATGAACGAATTGTCTTCTCATTCGAAATCATCCTCATGTGGATTGTCTGCTTGAAGTGAGAAGGAAGAATTTGGAGTTTGTATGAGACTTTATTTTTGTCTTTGTCTAGTTTTAAGATGTCTTTATAGTGAGTTGGATTAATGCAATGAAGTGGGATTTCTCTTTTCTTCTTCTCTGAAAGAATGTGGTTGTAGAACCATTTTCCTTCTAAGAATAGTAATTCAAGTTGTTCTTTCTGCTGTTTGTTAAGTCTTCTCTCAACAATCTTGAGCTCATAGACTTTAGCATCCATAGAAGAGTGCCTAAGAGCTGTAGCTTGCTTGCTAGCTCTTATCTTTGCCTTCTCTTCTTCTGTATGGAGTCCTCTGCTCATTGCAATCTTATTTACTCTCTTGACTTGGAAATCTATTGACTTAATGTTGTTTCATATCTTATTTACTCTTCTCGCACGTGAATCACTCCCTAAAAGGATGTGATCTTGGTGCGAGATTTTTGTCAATGAAGAAGCTTGACAGCAGTAGAGAGTGGAAGATAGTCAGTGCAAAGATAGTTGGCCAGACAGTAGATGATGAAGCCAAAGACTGACAATGCGTCTAGATGCACTGACTGTGATTTAGTTTCCAACTAGACAAAGTACAATGTATACATGAAGACAAACAAGACAACATTTGCAGCAGTAGTAGAGCTTCCATACGGTGGTGAGGAAGTCAATGTCAAAGTTGAGCTAGACAAAGATGAGGCTAGCCTTACATATGATGAAGTCATAGATGCCATCTACAATAAAGTTGCTGAAGAGCACGGCTGCCCTGACCCTTTGTTGCCAAGTGATGAGCTTGATGATGAAGACTTTCCACGCATAGTTGACTTAGTCATATACAATGTAGATGATGGAGAGTACTATCCAGTCATATCTGAGTCAATGGATGACAGCAGCCTGAGAGACAGCATGGCATACACAAAGTACCTTGTGCTGCCAGATGCAACATACTCTTTGACTCCAGAGTGCGAGCTTTGGATGGAGCTCAAGCAGAAAGGCATCATTGATGAAGATGCACCATTTGACTATGAGAAGTACCATCAAATAGTCAGCCATTGACCAACAGAAATAGTAGTCAGGCAAGTATATTATAGAAATGAAATAGATCAAATATGACTGTTTTGAATACAAAGGAAACAAAATATGAGTGACAAAATTGTAGGTTTTGACCTGGGAACAGGCAATTCGGTTGTTGCCATCTCTGAAGGAGGCAAGCCAATCATAATTCCAGCAAAGGACACTGGCAGCATGACAACACCATCTGTTGTCGCATTTACATCATCTGGTGAGATTCTTGTTGGAACACAAGCAGCGCGGCAGCGCGTGACAAACCCTAAGCGCACTGTGTTTGCAATAAAGCGCTTCATGGGAAAGACAGTAGATGAAGCCAAAGATGAGATTGCAAACGTGCCATATGAGGTTGTGGCAGGGCCAAACAACCAGTGCAGAGTGAAGATTGATGGCAAGCTGTACTCTCCAGAAGAGATCTCAGCTAAGATACTTGGAAAGTTGAAGAAAGATGCAGAAGCATATCTTGGATATGAGATAAAGAAGTGTGTTGTGACTGTTCCAGCATACTTCAATGCAGCAGCAAAAGAAGCAACAAAGAATGCAGCAACAATTGCTGGCATGGAGTGTGTCAGAGTGCTGTCAGAGCCAACAGCTGCTTGTCTGTCATATGGCCTTTCAAAGAAGAAGACTGGAAAGATTGCAATTGCTGACATTGGATGTGGCACATCTGACCTCTCTATACTTGACATTGCAGATGGTGTGTTTGAAGTCATTGGAATAAATGGCGACAACCATCTTGGTGGCTGGGACTTCGACAATGCCATCGCTGACTGGCTTGTTGCAGAGTTCAAGAAAGACAATGGCATTGACTTGAGCAATGACCCAATGGCAATGCAGAGGATTGTTGAAGAGTCTGAGAAGGCTAAGTGCGCACTGTCTACTACACCTTCATACTCTATCAATCTGCCATTCATCACAGCTGATGCATCTGGCCCTAAGCACCTGGTGTATGAGCTCACACGTGCAAAGTTTGAGCAGCTAGCTGCTCCTCTTGTAGACCGTCTTGACGCTCCAGTAAAAGCTTTGCTTGATGACGCAAAGTGTGAGATTGATGATGTTGTCCTTGTTGGTGGCTCTTGCCGTATGCCTTTGGTGCAAGAGAAAGTCAAGGCACTGTTCAATAAAGAGCCAAGCAAGAATGCAAATCTTGACACTGTTGTTGCAGAAGGAGCAGCAATACAGGCATCTATCATTGCTGGCGAGAATGTTGGTGGAGATGTCCTTCTTCTTGACGTGACGCCTCTTGACATTGGCATTGAGACAATGGGCCAGATATTCACAACACTCATTGAGAAGAACACAACAATCCCAACAAAGAAGTCACAGGTGTTCTCAACAGCAGTAGACAACCAGCCAGCCGTGACAATACGTCTAGCAACAGGCAACCGCAAGATGTTTGCTGACAACAAGCTGCTCGGGTCTTTCAACTTAGATGGAATCCCTCCTGCTCCACGTGGAGTCCCACAGATTGAAGTGACAGTAGACATTGATGCAAACAACATCATATCAGTGTCTGCAAAGGACCTTGGGACAAACAAAGAGCAGCACATCACCATCACAAATGGGTCTGGCCTCTCAAAAGAGGAGATTGAGCGCATGAAGGCCGATGCTGAGGCGCATGAAGAAGAAGACAAGAAGCGTGCTGAAGTTGTGATGGAGAAGAATGCAGCTGACAGTCTGTGCTTCTCTATTGAGAAGACTCTGAAAGACAATGGTGACAAAGCAACAGATGATGAGAAGAAAGCCATCAATGATGCAATTGCCAAAGTCCGTGAAGAGATGAAGACTGATGACATCCAGAAGGTGAAAGATGCTGTTGATGCTTTGACAAAGGCATGGGAGCCGGTTGTCAAGAAGATCTACCCCGCTGGAGCAAATGGACAGATGCCAAACTTCTCTGCTGAAGACTTAGAGAAGATGAAGAATGACCCTAAGTTTGCTGAGATGTTCAAGAACATGGGTGGAGCATCAACATCAAGTGGCAGTGCTGGAACAACGGGCAATGACTCTGGAACGGTTGATGCTGAGACCGTTTGAGGCCTAAAGTTGTAAAATGTCTTTGACTGGCAGTTACTGCCAGTCAAAGTTTTGTTTTCATACATATAGATATGGCTACTACTAGTGACAAAGTTAAGCGGTTTCGGTCATGCTTTATATGTGGAGTAGAGCTTCATGACACAGTCATTGTGCTTGAAGACTCTGGCCGCAACCAGTTCATCATAGATAAGAAAGACAAAGCAGCAGTTGAGTCTTTTGCTTTTTGGTTCAAGAGCGTCTATCTTAGAGGCATCCCTCAGGTGCTGTCAATCATTGACTACTCAATAGAGCAGAAGAATGATGATGAGTCATTTTGCCGTGTAAACAAGATCATTGCAGATCCAGGGCATGGCCAACAGACAAATGAAAAGCACGCCGCAGAAAGTGAAAAATGACTATGGCAGACAGACGTGACTACTATGAAGTGCTTGGCGTTGGAAAGAATGCTACCGATGAGGAGTTGAAGAAGAGCTACCACAAGCTAAGCTTGAAGTACCATCCTGACCGTCAAGTTGGCAAAAGCGAGTCTGAGAAGAAAGATGCAGAAGCAAAGTTCAAAGAAGTTGCTGAAGCATACTCAGTGCTCTCAGACAAAGACAAGAGAGCCCAATATGACCAATTTGGATTTGATGGCCCTAGTATGGGAGGTGGCTTCAGCTCATCTGGGTTCAATCCGTTTGACCTGTTTAGAGCGCACTTTGGTGGAAATCCATTTGAAGAAGAAGATGATGCTGGCTTCAGTCCATTTGGCTTTGGTGGATTTGGAAGTAGAAGACACCACAGTAGAGAGCCCGACTTTGACTCACCTGAGAATGGCAGTGACTTGCAGATGGCAATGCAGTTGACATTCAAAGAAGCGCTGTATGGCTGTGTCAAAGACATTGACTTGACTTTGAGTGACCCATGCCCAGAATGCTCTGGGCGAGGAGTAGAGAAAGGAAGCAGTCCAACTAAGTGCTCTCACTGCAATGGCACAGGGCAAGTTGTCCATACACAGCGGAATGGATTTATGGTGTCTCAGACAATAAGTCCATGCCCGCACTGCCATGGGCAAGGTGTGTCAGCAAAGCTGTGCAAGAAGTGCCATGGACAGAAACGAGTTGATGCCAAGAAGCGCGTGTCAGTGAAAGTGCCTGCTGGAATTGATAGCGGTCAACGCCTTAGAGTGCATGGAAAAGGAGAGTGTGGACTGAAAGGTGGACACAATGGTGACATGTACATAGGCATCTCAGTGTCACCAAGCAGTCTTTTTGCAAGAAGTGGAATGAACTTGAAGACTGTTGTGCCTATAGATGCCATCACAGCAACGCTAGGTGGGAAGATTGAAGTCCAGACTCCTTGGGAAAAGCTGATGGTTGATGTGCCAGCAAAGACAACAAGTGGAGCAACAAAGACGCTTCCAGGACAAGGAGTGAGGTCAAAAGATGCAAGAGGGAGTCTAGTTGTTGAGTTCAAAGTCATGCCATTTGACAGTCTTGACAGCAAGCAGACTAAGTTGCTTGAAGAGTTGAAGAGCCTCCAGCCAAAGACTTATGGAATGCGTGACTACAAGAGCAAAGTAGACAACTATTTGAAGAACTGACTGACCTATATAGCATAGCATAGCATAGACAGAAATGGCACCTACATCTATAGGTGCCATTTGTCATACTGCTGCTCAATGCCTCTGCAATCAATGTGGAGGCATTTTACTGTCTCTTCTCTTGAAGCCATTGCACACTCCAAACATGTCAACATGTGGAAAGATCCTGTTCAAGACTTCATCTCCTCTAAGAGGCTTTCTCTTGAATGGGTCTTCTTCCATCCATGGCAGCTTGTGCCAACTGTCTGGGCAATATCTATGGTGGTTCTTGTTTGGAAAGCCAGGGAAATCATCTACCATGTATGTGAACTTGAACTCATTGTCTGGGTTGTGGCATTCAAGATGTGGATAGCCTGGGCACTTGTGCCACATGTCAAGTGGTGTTGGCATTCTGCTCCACTCACAGAACATGCAGCAGTCTGGATGTGTCTTCTTGTATCCAATCTTGTCTTTGTATATGTCAATTGTGTTGAAGTCTTGCGTCTCAGCTTTGACTAGAGAGTTGTACCTCTGCACACATGTATTGAAAGCATCTTCAATCTTCTTGTAATCTCTGGTGTATGTCCCATCTTCAGGGACAGTCTTCACTAGCTCAACATCTTCATCTGTGCCATTGGGGTAGTGGTGGACAACTCTCACCTAGAATCCAAGGCCATCTTCAAGTGGAGATGACACTAGCTAGACAGTGTAGCGTAGACTGCCAGTGGCATCACTTATTGCAACTTCTTTAGATGTCTCAACAACTTGACTTCTCTTGAAGTGTGGTCTATGTGGATGGCATGTGTGGCGCCAAGGGCCCGGAAATGCATATATGTCTGAATAGAATGGTATGTCCATGGTAGTCAATATTTACTTTTTTGGCAGTACAATATCTCTATGGAAGATGGCGTAGACTATGACATAGATGCAATGGTAGATGCATTGAGAAGCACATCAACATATGATGAGTTTAGAATGAAATGTGACCTTATTGGCATTGAGTGCATCATCACTAGGGATGAGTATAGCCATCTCAAAAGTGTATATGACTATGGGGTGCCATTCAATCATTGGCAGCCACAGCATAGCTATGCATATCCAAGCTGCAGAACAGTATATAGAAACTTATAGCTTGGAAGCATTAGTCTATGACAGCTAGGCAAATCAACATGCATTGAAGTAAATAGTCAATGTATGAAGAATGCTGTAAAAGAGAAGCCAGAGATCAGAATTGATCCAAATGACACATGGCTCAACTAGAAGATTGACACAATTGAAAAAGTGAAAGACTGGATTCTTACTTAGCTTGGATATCCACTTGTCACAGTAGAGTTGAATGACAACTAGTTGAATTCATGCATAGCAAATGCAATCCGCATATTCTCAAGATACGAGTACCACCAAGAGTCATATCTCACTGTGAACCTCAAGTACTACAAGCCGGGTGAAGGGCTTGACTTGCATGAGTTCAAGATCATGTCTGTGAAAGACATTGCAACACAGCGAGATGCAATATTTGGAACTTAGCCAGACATGTTCTTTGGCATGTATGCATACATGGGCCAAGGGCAAGGGTCACCAATGTATGGAATGGGCAATGCAAACCCTGTTGGAATGTGGACATTGTACCACAATGCACATGAGTTCTATGACCTCAGCAAGAAGATGACTGGCTCAAACCCAGACTTCGAGTTTGACAAAGTCACACAGCATCTGCGCTTGATACCTGAACCACATCCTTGTGGCCGCGACCGGTTCATTCTCTTGACTGTGAATGCTGAGCCACCACTTGAGCAGTACTATGGCAATGACACAGTCTTGCACCTCGCTTTAGCAGAAGCAAAGATGCTCGTTGGCACAATACGCAAGAAGTTCTAGGGCACAGCACTTCTAGGCGGTGGCACTCTTGACGTAGAGATATACAATGAAGGGAAAGAAGAGAAAGACAAGATACTAGAAGAGCTCATCTCTCGTGAGAGCAAAGCGCAGTGCTTCTATGTGTCATAAAAAGTAAATATATCTACAACTACAAAGAAAGACATAACATGAACTACAAAGAAAGACATAACATGAAGACAGACAAAAACATAGATGAAGCCCAATTCAAGTCGTTCAATGACTTAGACCTCTCAAAGATCCCTGGCTCAGTTGCTGAGATATTGACAACAAACTTTGAGCGTTTCAACAAGTGCCGCACATTTGAAGATGTTGTTGCACTCTGCCATGAGCTTTTTGATGACGCTGGACTGAACACAGAGTGGACACGCAAGTTCTTCTACAGTCTTGGACAGATAAAAGAGCAGAATCCAAGTCCTCGTGCAGCATTTGAGAAAGCAATGCTCTTCATGAACAATGCACGTATGAAAGGCATGGGCCTTGGAATGAATAACGGTGGCAGTCGCCATAGGTTCTACGAAGAAGAAAATGCGAATGAGATCTTGAATGAAGGATGGATTGGTGGAATACTTGGGTGGATTACTGGCGGTATTGTGTCTGCTTTGCTTGGAGCTGGTCTTATTCCAGCGCTTGCATTAGTTGGCATTGGAGCATATGGCGGCCATAAGATATAGAAGTACTTTGAGAATAAGCATGCATTAAAGAACTTAGATGATGGATAGATTGCATTGCTCACATCTCTTGCCCAGACAAAAGGCAATGGACTTAGCAAAGATGACATCAAGAAGATATGCGATGCATCAAAAGAAGACTTCAATGCACAAGTCAAGATCTTAGATGAATTAGTTGACATGGGCGTTGCTACAAGTAAAGGCAACAAGTACCTGATAACACAGAATGGTCGGAGCATCCTCAAGGATGCAGGGTTCAACTAGTCAGCATTTGACAAAGATATTGATGACTTATCGAAAAAAATCAATGAAAAGCGCCTTGATGAGTCAAAGCCTACTAAGAAGCAGTACACAAAGAAGCAGATCACAGAAGCAATTGCCTATTGGAAAAGTGTTCTTGAGAAAATGAATTGAGCCACACGCTAGATCTATATCTACATAAGCAAAGCCATGGAATAATTCCATGGCTTTAGTCTTCATCTAGTCAAGCAATTCACTTGTTGAAGAACTTCAGTATAGCATCTACTATCTAGACACCATAAGGACTGAAGACTAATATTGCACCAAACAGCCAGACATATGGCTTCACAAGCACAGCTTTGACTGTGTCAAGAATGCTCATCTTCTCTGATTCTTTTTTGTCTTCAGTGTATCCATGCTGTTTTTTCCACTCTTCTATTACCTATTGCTTTGTCTTCTCGCTCTCTTCATCAGTAGCATGCTTCATAGCAATGCATGTCTTGCACTGCTCTTTGTTTGCATTCTCTATCTTCTTGTCAACTGTGTCAAGGAAGTTGACTTGTGAGAACACCATTCCACAGATTGCCTCTGTTATCTTCTGCACTTTCTCATCAAGAGTCAAGCCATTTGTTGCTTCAGTTGATATGTTCACGAGACGGTGCAGAGATTTCTTGCATGATGTGTCAAGATTGCTCTGCATTATTCTGTTCTTTGCAAACTCTGCTTCTTCTAGAAACTCTTTTGAGACTGACATTGTTGTTGACCTCTACTTTGTCTTTATTTACCTCACATGTGTAGAATGTATTTAAAGCGATAAACTAATTGAATTGCATAAACAGCATAAATCATGCAAAGAATTGCAGTTGATTTGAGTAAATAAGAATATCAGAAACATATTCTTAAAGAGTAAATAGATATATGACAAGAACAAGCAAGCATAGTTTGAAGTTTTGTAACCAAGTTAAGACAAATGATCTTGACTAGATGTTTGCTTTGTACGAGTCATCTTTGAAGACTTATCTTGAGCTAATCAAAAGAGGACAGTTGCCAATCAAGCAGTATCTATCAACTAAAGACTGTCCAGAGTGTGCAATTAAGCATTCGCGTTTTAAGTAGCTTGTATACAAGAATGCGAGTGAAATTGTCAGAAGTCAATTAGCAAATCTTAGACAAAGAGTCTTTGGAAAATACAAGAAGGTTTTTGGATGGTGCTTGAAGAACAACAAGTTCAAGAATTTCACTGACAAACATTTCCACGAACTCAACATCAATTATCTGAAGAGACTGAAGTTTGACTTGAAGAACATCTCAATAATGTTGAACGAGAATCTCTTTGACATTGAAGAATGTGATGATGGAGAGTTTGACATGTTTGTCAGGATTTTCTTGCCAATCTTCAAAGAAGGAAAGAAAAGAGCAAAGACAATCTGCTTGCCAATCAAGCACCATAAACATAGTTTGAAGTTCAAAGACTGGAAGAGGAAGAAGTCAGTTCAATTGCAAAGAATCAATGGAAAGTACTTCTTGAACTTCATATATGAAAAGGAAGATGCAAAGAAGAAAGACAACCAAAAGAAGATTGGAATTGACCTTGGCTACCACAAGTTGATTGCTGACTCAAATGGGAAGTTCTATGGAAAAGAGCTAATTGACATCTATAAGAGATTGACAAACAAGAAGAGAGGGTCAAAGAAATACCAAAAGCTCTTGAAATTCAAAGAAAATGAAGTAAATCGTCTGACAAAGAAGTTTGTTGAAGAGCATCAAGACTATGACATAGTTTGTGAAGACTTGAAGAACGTGAAGCACAAGTCTTCATTCTACAAGTCAGTCAACAACAAGCTTCAATATTGGTCTTATAGGCAAGTCATTGACAAGCTGGAGTCACTTAGTGAAAGTGAAGGTTTCACGTTGACTAAGATTGATCCAGCTTACACAAGCCAGACTTGCTCAAAATGTGGTGCGGTGATAAAGGCAAACCGAGAAGGTGAGCACTACCACTGCTCTTGTGGATTGGATATAGATGCAGACACTAACGCAGCTATAAACATTCTACGAAGAGGAGCCTATTGTCCCTCTTCACAAAAGCTGAAACATAAATAGTTTATGTTTTATGATACAATATCACTATGACAGCCACAAATCCGCATCCTCTTGCAAACCCTTTAAACCAAAGTCGCTTTAGGAATTTTGCATATGGGCAGCCATATTAGAAGGCTTTTGCTGTAGACAAGCAGTCTAGTGCTAGACACTTGACTGTCCCTGAAGCTAGGCCATATGATCCAACAGCAAGTGCAAAGCTCACTGTCCCAAATCAAGACATCCCTTACTTCAATGGCCCTATGCCAGCTTTTGGATTTCTTGGTGACTCTCCGCTGTTCAAGCTCAATGATGGAAGCATAGTTGACTTGAAGAAGCACAGGATCATATATGACCCCAACAAGAAGTGGAAAGACCAAGGGTATTGGAATGACCCAAACAGCAGTACAGAAAGGCAGCATCTTGACGTTGAGTGGGCTCCTACTGAGACAATAGAGTCACTGCTGAATAGAGTCAGCAAGCCCGATGGGACATACTATGACCCCAACTTAGACCCTAAGAGCATTGAGTATTGGAAAAAAGCTGATGAAGAGTCAAAGAAGCTTGAGCAGAACTTGACAGATGAGCAGAAACAGCTTCTTGCTGACTTGCATGCAGGAAAGATGTTCCCAACAACAAAGCTTGTTGAAGAAGACTGACAAGTCTATAGGAGTACCATATAGTCATGGAAGACAATGAGAAGAAGTTCTTGATAGTAGTTGATGGATCGTATTTTGAATATGTGAACCTGTTTGCTTCAGTAAAGACATTCACAGAGAAGTATCCAGAAGATGCCGCAGTTTGGATCAAGCCTGCTGAAGAGTGTGACCAAAAGAATCTGCCAAACCTCTTGAACTGTGACAACTACAAGACTTGCTTGAAGAAGCAGGTGATGTGGAAGCTTGAGAGTGTTGAAGAGGTTGCAAAAGCAAACTTCCAAAGCGAGATAGATGAATGCAGTGCAATTGACATTGTGTTTGCTATGGATGACAAGCTAAGCCACTCTTTCCGCAAAGCACTCTACCCTGAGTACAAAGCACATAGAGCGCTTGTGAAGCGGCAGTTCCAGCTGCAGCCAATAAAAGACTACATTGCAGATGTCATATTCAAAGAGCTTGACGTTGAAGGTGAGCGTGGCTACCACTTAGTTAAAGTTGATGGAGCAGAAGGTGATGACGTGATCGCCACAACAATATTGCACCTTAGAGACAAATATGTTGGAGTGATGCTAGTTGCATCTGACCATGACTTTCTGCAGATTGATGGCATTAGAGAGTTTGACTTGTTTGGCAAAGAGGCTAAGCGTGACTTAGGTGGAGAGATCGTCTCAGCACAAGACTACTTGGTTGGGAAGATCCTAATGGGTGACCGTTCAGACAACATACAGCAAGTGTTCACACGATGTGGCCCTAAGACAGCATTGAAGTGGACAAAAGACAAAGAAGCATTGAAGAAGACATTGAAAGAAGACCACTCGCTTGCAGCAAGATATGTGCTGAACAGAAAGATGATTGACTTCAACTGCATACCACAGGAACTCTCAGACAAGATATTGAAGACTGTAAATGAGTCTTTGTATAGAGACAACCCTCTCAACAAAAGAGCAGCAAATGACTGGTCAGACTTCATGACACTTTGATCTAGACAAGTAGGTTGTATACATGGAAGACAATAGCACATTGACAGAGCTTTGGGTAGACAAGTACCGCCCTAAGTGCCTTAGTGAGTATGTCTTGGGTGAAGACATAAAGAAGTACTTCAAGTCAATGATTGACAAGAAGTCACTTCAGAACTTAAGCCTCATTGGAGTAGCAGGGTCAGGAAAGACAACACTTGCAAAGATACTGTGCAATGAGCTTGATGCACAAGTGCTGTTTGTGCCTTGTGCAACAGATGGCACCGTTGATGTCCTTAGGACAAAGATCCAAGACTTCTGCAATGCATTGTCAATGGAAGGCAAGATAAAAGTTGTCATACTTGATGAAGTAGACTCAGCGAGTGCAGGAGGAGGCAACAACTTCCAGCAAGCGCTTAGGACATTGATTGAGGCTGCACAAGATGACACGCGGTTCTTGATAACTGGGAACTTTTTGCAGAAGATAATTGCCCCTCTTCTGTCTCGTTGCCCAGTCATCCCTCTCAAGTTTGACAAGAAAGACCTTCTCATCCATGTCAAGAAGATCCTTGACAGTGAAGGCATCAAGTACACAAGAGACTCAGTGAAAGCTTTCATTGAAGAAGCTTTCCAGTACTATCCAGATGTCAGAAGAATCATCAACTACCTGCAGTTCTGCTGCACAACAGGAGAGCTTGTTGTCAATCTCAACAAAGTTGCTGAGTCTGAGAAGAATGAGCTGCTAGATGCCATTGTTGACAAGCTCAAGACAACTAGAAGCATGCTTGAAGTCAGGAAGTTCTATCTGTCTGAGAAAGACAAGATAAGTGACTATGTTGAGTTTGGAAGTGCATTGTACAAGCATGTTGTTGACACTGGCATTGTTGTTGACTTAGATGGAATACTAAAGATGACAGACCTGCTGTTCCAGTTGAACACTGTCATTGACAAAGAGAGTGGCTTCTTTGGCTTGCTGACAGCCATTGCAAAATGGATGGAAAGATGACAGATGCTAGCCAATCTACAGTAGAGATCTTAGTGCACAAGAATACAAGAGTGACATATGGCAAGGTCTAACATGCTTTTTGATGTTCTTGCAAACATCTTGCAGACAAAGTCAATTGAGCTCTACAGAGAGCACATCTCATCTGAGAACTTCAAAGATGCTTCACCATTCATGGTAAGACGGTACTTGACAATGAGCACAGACTCTAGAGTCAGAAGCACTGTCTTAGACAACTATTTGGCCTTAGAGCGGATGCCAGAGACAATACAATATCTATGGCTATTGAGAGCCATTCCAAGACAGAACTCAACTTTCATAAGGTACATTAGATGAGACTAGACCTTGACAGACTTCTAAAAGACCACAAGATAGGACAAGTTGTCTTGCACGCATCATATGACAATGGTACTTCCATTGATGAATATGATGTGTCTATTGAAGACTTGCACAAGATACTCACAAAGATGGACCAACGTGATGGACTAGTTCCAATTGAAGGAGATTGACATGATTATTGAAGAAAGGCTAGAGAAAGCCATAGAGTTCATAAAGTCTATTGAGAGACTAGAGCTGCCTACATTGACAACTAGTGACATTGTAGACTCAGCACACATCTACTGCACAGACTGTGAGGCAGATGATGGATTTGACTTCAGCGGGCCAAACAACAAGTATGTTAAAGCAGATGCTGTTGATGAGTTGAAAGACAAAGCATGGCATCTATTGGCAGACATAGCCATATAAAGAGAGGAGCTTATAGTAGACATGACACTAGATGAAGCAATAGAGCATGCTCGTAATGTTGGCTTGAAGATGGTCTGCAGTAAAGAGACTCACACTTGTGGTCAAGAGCATCTACAGTTGGCAAAGTGGCTTGACGAGTTGAAGTTGTATAGAAAGCACTATCCACTTCCAAAAGATGACAGCACTTACTAAAAGAAAGAAAGAAGACATATGAAGACACGACTAGACTATGTGAGCAACAGCTCAAGCAGCTCATTCATGCTTGTTGGTGATGCATTTAATGATGACACCGTTGCTAAAGCTTGGCACAAGCTCCATCCAGAAGACAATGGACAAAAAGACAGTTATGAGCTAGCGGATGCAATTGCAGATGAGCTTGGCCTTGACTGCCGTAGAGGCTTAGACAACTACTATGAGATGTGGGTGATTGGCCTCAGCTTCAACAGCATGGAAGATGATGAGACTAAGAGGCAGTTCAAAGACCGTATAGAGGCTGCTCTAGGCAAAGCATTTGATGATCCACATGTCAATGCATGCCTTGATGGTGGATATGATGGTTGAAGGGCATTGACGATGGCTAAGAAGTATGTGAAGAAGCGTATTCCAATTGAAGCGGTCCAGTTTACTGGTGACAACTTCAAAGAGCTATATGACTTTGCAGGAAATGATGTCTACTACCAAGATGGCTGGGTGTATGTCCATACGCTTGAAGGTGACATGAAGATGAAGAACAAAGTCGGTGACTATCTCATAAAAGGCGTCAGAGGTGAGTTCTACTTCTACGAGAAGAACATCTTTGAGGAGACATATGAAGAAGTTGAATGACTTAGTGCACTGCACAGCTGAGATATTTTTTGTTCCTGGCAGCAAAAACAGCATTGCACCCAATGCATATGCATTTGACACATTGAAAATCAACAATGAAGCAGTCAATGCAGAAGAGCTGTACAGGTGGTTGAAGAAGCAATATGAGCCAACAGCAGATGATGGAAGAAGCTATGCTTGCACAAGCATGCTCTATTGACAGCTTCTCAAAAGATGAGCTAGCAGATGCATATGAGACTCTTGTCTTGAACTAGCAAGAGTTCTTGAGCAACACTGAAGGTGGCAAGTATCTTCGAAGAGAAGTCTTGCGCCATTTCAAAGATGCTCATCCAGAATGCTAGACTATTGAGCAGTTGGCAATGCAAGCTGATCTTGATGATGACATTGATGTCAAGAATGCTTGCACTATCAAAATAGAAGCTAGCAAGTATGCAGAAGTGATGCTAGCAACTTAAAACACAAAGAATGGTGGCGGACTACTGCTTCGGCCATTCAACTGCACCTAGCTTCTACCACTCTACTAGAAGTCTTTTTTCATGTTCCAGTTCAGTGGAGTGCTGTTCCAAGAGCCACTTCCATCTTCATCACCAAAGTATGTGTCTGGCTTCTCATACTTGAAGATATCAGCATCATCTTCTCTTTGCATTGCCTCTAGCAGCCCTTGGCCAAGCTTCACTGCCTCTTCTTTGTACTGCAAGAACTCTTTGTACAGTGGGTCACTTGTCAATTTTGATATGTCATTTGCATTGTATTCTTCTAGTGGCTGCAAGTAGTGTGCATACACTAGCCCTATCTAAGTTGTGACTGTGTCAACTACTATGAAGTGGTCTTGCACTCTGTCATTGTGCAGTGCATAGGCTCCCCATATGAATGCCATGACATGGTCATCATGAGAGTTTGGTCCAGGCATTGCGTGGTAGACATTCTGCATGCCTTTTGTGTCTTTCTTTATGAATATAGACAGTTCATCAATGAGGTCTTTGTCATAGATTGTCCAGCCAAAGCAGCTAGTTGTCATCATGTCTCGTGCCCACAAGCATGCTCTGCTCTTCACCTAGACGTGAGAGTATATTCCAGGCTCTCTTTTCTTGTTGTCAATGATTATCTTCTAGTAGCCATATGTTATCCTAAGAGAGTCAAGCATTCCTGCAGAGACACCATTCCGTTCAGCCGCTAGCCAAGGATTGTTGTACAATGCCAATATTCTATTTGCAATGTATGCAAACTGCACAAGAGATGTGACATTTGATGAGAACTTTGCGCACATCACTATGTTTGACAAGTCTGTCACATCCCATATGTACAGCACTGAACTGTCACTGCCGATGCCTTCAGAGATGTCAGCTGAAGCAAGATATGTCCTATTAGGCTTGAACTCATGCCACATCTCAAACTCATAGAGCTCATCCTAGGCCTAAGAGACAATCTTCTACTTCTTTGGCTTCAACCCTTGCGCCTTGTACTCAGAGAGCTTTATGCGGAACTTCTAGAGGACATCATCAGGAATGAGCTTCTTGTTGTCACTCTTTGCCAAGAACTAGTTGTCAAATTCTTGCGCAAACCGCTGTGCTCCAATTGCAGCAATCTGCTTCTCTTTCCATGCTTCATCATGGCCTGGAACTTGGTGCCAATACATCTCAAAAGGCTTCCAGCCTTCAAGATTCTTTCCAACTTCTTTTGAGTTTGCTTGACACCAGATGTCATAGTACAAGTTGTCTGTCCCATTTGGTGTAGAGACAATTATGAACTTGCCATTCCGGGATGACGAGATGACGGGATACATGGAAGTGAAGAGCTTGTCTGCAACATTCTTGTTCAAGAATGCAAACTCGTCGAGGATCACAACATTGCATGAGAATCCACGAGCAGCATCACTTGAGCTTGCAAATGCACGTATAGATGACATGTTAGAGAATGTTATCTCACCTTTATTGAACACAAGGCAAGCAGGCTTTATCCAATGCGGAAGATACTCATAGCCTGTCTCAATTCGACTAAGAAGTTCAAGTGCAGTTGCTGCTTTGTTTGCAAGAATCATTATCTTCTTCTCTGGTGAAAAGCAAGCAAGCCAAAGTGCATAGATGCAGTAGATGGTTGACTTACCCTATTGTCTTCCACTTACACATATGACTTTGTTGTTGTCGACTAAGAATCTCAAGAATTCTTTCTGCACATCATAGAGCTTTATTATGTGCAAGCCTTTGTCAAGGCTTATTACACGGTAGTATTTCTCTGCAAAGTAAACGATGTCACGCTTGCATTTTGCAATTTCAATGACTCTACGCTAGAACTCTTCATCAGAGATCTTCTCAATCTCGCCAGGTTTTTTTATTGTTGCTAGTTGTTCTTCTTTCTCCATATACTGTATCTGTTACTTATACTGTGTTTATTTACCTTATTCTATCTAGACTTCATCACTTTCTAGACTTCATCATCGCGCATTCACTGCACTTTCAAATGCTGTATATTTTATCTAGAAAGGCTTATCATGAACATAGAAGAAGTTGAAGGAAAATTGAAATCTCTAGATGACACTGTCTAGAAACTTAAAGAACTACTAGCTGATGCAAAAGTCTGCTCATCAGAAATCACAAAGATGTTGATATCTAGTGCCATGAAGAAGTATGCAGCATCAATAGCAGACTTCAAGCTTGACTAATAGGAAAAGACAATGAAGCAGCTTACACAGAAGAAAGAGCAAGAAATAAGAGCTCTAGAGCAAGAAGGAGACACTTTCTTTGCTAAAGACAAGTTTGAAGCATGTTTGTCAGCACTTAGTAGATATGTAGAAGCACAAGAAGCACTGTACAATGCCGCAAATGACACTACTATAGACAATGCAAAGCCATATCCATTCTTCAACTCAGGCAATGTCAGCTACAAAGCGTGGTATTCTGCATTGTCGGACAAGATTTCTAGAGCAAATACTGCTATGGCAGATCCACGTCTAGCAAGAAAGTGAAGCTGAATCTCATATACTACAAGTGCCTTCTTGATGCTGCAATTGAGAAGATTGTTGCTTGTTGTGAAGACTTCTTCTAGCGTGAGAATGGTAGATACATTCTTAGTCTAAGCGCTTCTAAGCAGCGACTGCGCAGCATAGTCAAAAACTGCATAGATGACAGCATACAATGTGCTGTCTCTAAACTAGAAGACCAACATGACTCCATGATTGTTATAGGGTCATGCTACCCTAAAGACAATCTACTGCTAGACTTCAAAGATGACAAGTATTTTCCACGCAAGCTAGCTAGTCTTATAGAGAATAGGCCAAGCTTGAAATGGCTATTGTCTGAGACAGACATTGAAATTGACATAGACTTGATGAATGAGCTTTTCATAGATGTCTTCAATGGTTATTTCAATAGAGAGACCCGCAAGAGATGTCGAGCGCAGTAGCCAAAAGTCATCTTTGCATCGCATTCTAGACTTGACTGCTACATGCTGTTCAAGACAATAAAGTGGGCATATGGCAGCAGTAACTGCCGTAATATGTGGAAAGACATATTCTCTAGTCAACAGCAGAACATTGTGGCCATCAATGACTTGATATCAAAATATGTCAACAACAAAAGTAGGATGAACAAAAGTGCTTCATTCAAAAGATGTGCTCTAGAAGTAAAAGACTATCTAGATGCAGCGCTTGGCATAGAGGAGTGACAATGGGAAGAAACAACAGAAGACAGTTTCCATATAGAGATGCATTTCATGGTGTAGACTTGATGATGGACTCCATTGAAGAATGCGACTTTCTTGAATGGTGTGTAGAAGCTGCTTAGCTTGGCTTAGTAGAAGACTTCTAGTACTAGCCACCTTCTATAAAGTTGTTTGACGCAGTTGACTTCATAGCACTAGATGGAAAGAAGAAGTCACTTCTACGTGAGCATGTCTATAGTCCAGACTTCTTAGTTGTTGTCAAAGCTAGAGCTTACTAGACACTAGCTAAAGAGTTTAAGCTGCCACATCATGCATTGTAGAGCAGCACATTCTAGGTGTATCTAGATGTGAAAGGGACATTCTAGAAGTCTGATGGTGGTAGATCATTCTCATTGAACTAGAAATGGGTATACTAGAAGACTGGCACATACATTGTGAAGACCATTCCAAAAGACTTCTTCTAGAAATGTGGTTGCCCTTAGTAGTGCTTTAAGACTCGTAAGACTGGAAAGACAAGAAAAGCATTTGCAGCGTGCAAATGCATAGAAGAAGTATTTGGCTTGACAAAACAAGAGCTAGCATGACTAGCTAGCTCTCTAATGCATCTACTCTAGAACAGCAAGACTAATGTTAGTCTTTTTTGTCGAACTTCTAGCACCAATCAATGCTAGGCATGTTTATCTTTGAGTAGACCGATGTGACAAATGTCTGCCCATTGTCTTTGTGTGTGACAACAGGGATTGGAGGGTTGAAGCGGCAAAAGCATGTCCGTTCTTCAAAGTACTTGCACTTGGCACAGCACTTCTCTCGTTCACCCTATTGGCTTGACACATCAAGCAGACTAATGTCATTTGATTCAGTCATCGCTGCCTTCTTTTACGACAACATTGTTGAGCTGTTCAACTTCTTTGTCTGTCATGAACTCTGTTGGCTCATTCTTGTTCCATGCTTTTGAGAGTTCGGTGAAGAACTTGACTTTCTGTTCAAGCGTGAGGTCATTGAAAGAGCTTTCAAACTTGCACTTAGACAAGACATTCTTGAAAGTTTTACGGTACTTGTCTTTGAGTTCTGCCTTTTCATTAGCATCAAGCTCTTTTTCGCCATCTTCTGAATCTTTTGAATCTTCTTCCTTAGAATCTTCTTCAGCGTCTTCCTCTTCTTCTTCAGTATCTTCTTCAGAATCTTCTTCGGTGTCTTCCTCTTCTTCAGCATCATCTGTTGATTCATCATTTGAATCAGAACTGTCATCTGAAGATGCATCATCTTCTTTTTCTTCAGCATCTTCATTTGACTCTTCTTCATCAGACTCATCAGACTCAGCATCATCTTTAGACTCATCTTCTTCATCTGCTTCAGAGACATGGTTGTTGTGTGGACGTCCATCAAGCATGTCATCTTCTGCGACATCCTCAACTTCTTTGACATATGTCTATGCTGCTGAAGCATCACAAGCATCAGTTGCCTCAATTGCAAGAATTGAGATGTTTGAGTAGCCAATACGAGAAAGCTTAGCATTCACATCTGCTTTTGCTGCTGAAGCTGAAATTGCATTTGAATATGCTTCTCCAGTCTTGATGTCGCCATCTTTTGATGTAGCAGAGTATATGATAGTCCAACATGGGACTTTTGCCTTGAATAGACTTCCACTGACTGGCTTCTGGTCAATAGGCTCTTCTGTCTTAGGCGTCTCTTCTGTCTTCTCTGGAGCATCGGTGGCCTGTGCTGGAGCATCTGGAGCATTCCAATCTGTAAGGTCATCAATGATGAATCCTCGATCACAGCCAACCTTGTAGAGCTAGTTGATCTTGTCAATCTCTTCTTCTGTCAACTAGTCCATGTCAAGATTGTAGAGGTACTTGTGGGCAGAGATCATCTCAGGGCAGTTGAGGATCTTCTATGTCTTGTTCCAAGCTGAATCGTCTACTAGTCTTCCATTGACGTATGGCATGACAGACTCATCCATCTTGACTTTCTTCAAAGCTTCTTGAAGACCATCAAATTCAGTAAGTATTTCCATTGTTTTTTTCCTTAAGTTTCTATATGTTGTACAACATACTTTATTTACTTCGCCACCATGCACAACCATATGCCATTCAAAACATCTAAGACATGTCTTCTCACTTCATCAAGACACCAAAACACGACATAGTTCAGGCTATTCTTCTCTGCAGTCTCTCTTTTCTTGACATCTCTGACTGTCCAATTGTAGAGAGCATTCATATAGAACTTTGTGCCTTTGCTTTTCCATTTGACAGCCTGTTCTATGTCAGCAGCATTGGTCTTGTCAAAGAAATGCCCGCCATGAGTCCATGAGCCATTGTACTCAAAATATGTATGCGAGTCAGGGTCATAGAAGTCACATGCAAATGGATATGCTTCTGAGCGGTATTGCCGAATAATGTGTGGATAGGCAAAATGCAGCATGTGGTAGCACTCTTCTTCTGGCTTAGATGTGTTAAACGTGCCATTCTGCTTCTTTGTTGCGTGCTCTTTTTCCTTTCGTTGACTAGATATCTCTACCATATGGCGTTTGAATTCATCTGTCTAGAACACACACGTGACACCAGCTCCATACCGAGACTCAAATGCTTGTGCTTTCCGTAGTTTGACAGCATCTGACTTGTTTGCATCATCAACGCCATACTTCAGCATAGCATTGTGCTTTCTATGGCTTAGTGTCTAGTCTGTCTCCCATTGGCCACCATTATGATCTAGCCGTGTCTTACGCATTTTGTCTGAGTTGTTCCACGTTGGAGGATGTCCATTCTTAACATTAGTGCTATGCGCTTTCTCAACAATTCTGCTAATGTACTTTGGGTCATCTTCTTGCTTCTGCTTTCGAGTTGCTCTCATCTTGTCATATGATGACGTTGGGCAGTATGCACCATACTTGTCTTTTCTAGTCTACAATGACTTCAATGACCTCTTGCTTACTGCTAGTGGATCACGTTCAACCATACGGCAATATACATTTGACAAATGCTGCCTATACTGTGGGTCTTTCCCTCTGCACTTCATTGAGCAGCATCTTCGATATCCATGGCGTAGGCTAACAAACTGCTTTGATGAAAGGCTTTTTCCACATATTTCGCATTTTGGAAAATCTATCAAGCCATATATGATCCAATAGCACTTTTCAGCAATACTTATGCCATTTGCAGCATTTGGCAGCATTTGGACTATCTACTCATACAGCATCCTGTGCTTTGATTTGCAGTTTGGCTGTGACTTTCGTCCTTTCGCTTGTAGCATTGCGCCATATTTAGTCTTGTGCTTGTTGAGTAAGTCAATCAACTGCTCAACAGCATCATGATTTTGCACAAAATACACATTGCAATGAAGCTATTGCTAGTCTATAATTATCATATCATATATTGTACAAGTTAAAGCTAGCAATAGCCAAAGATGGATTTTGTGCTATTTATGCTTAGTCTTTAAATCTAGCAACTACTGCAGATAGCAGTCTTTGTCAGATGTCCTCAATACAATATCTGTCCCAGGAGAGTGTAAATGAGTGAGTGACTTCTGCTGGTGAGTTTACATCAAGTGATATCTCGTTGAACACCTTTATCCAGCAGTTCTCAAACAAGAACTGTATTATCTTCTTCTTGTAAGGGCCAAGAAGATATATTCTGACTGGCATGTACTCAGATGGAAGGATTCCAGTCTTCTCATCAGTTGACACAGGGTTTAATGTTCCATTTATGTTAGACATGAATGCATAGAGAGCGCGGTAGTTCTCCCAATTTGAGTCAACAATGTACTCAAGAGTTATCTCTTTTGTAGAAGGGTTCAATATCTTTGTTGGCATCTCTTTGGCATAGCCCTTAAAACTGGCCTCCATTGTTCCTTGAATCAATTGTGGAATGTTGAACTTAGTCAAGTGCAAGTTCAAGTTCTTGTATCTTTTGCCTAAGACATCTTCAAGAGGGCAGTATGCAAACCACTTGTTCTAGTTTGCATAGTTGACATCCATGTTGAATGTCTATGCTACATGCTAGCTGTCAATGTCTTGCTAGCTGTGCTCTTCAAACAATGATGACCGAAATTCGGCTGTGTTCGGCTCAATTATTGACTGTCCATCTGCCATATAGACAGTATTTACTTCACATAGTGTTCACTATGTCTTCAATGATGTGGCTTTCTGCCAGTCTCTTGGCAAATGCTTTTATTCCACCAATGCTTGAGATGGCATTGACTGTCCCTCGTGTCTTTATGTATGAGTCAATTGGAGGGTCTTCTTCTACAGTGACAGAAGCATATTTCAATGGATGCGACATAGCTAAGACATCTTTTATGCTCCATGCAAGGTCTTTTAGACTGATGTGGTTCTTCGATGTCAAGTCAAATGTCCCTTCTTCTCTGCTAAGAACTGCATCTAAAGCCATCTTTGTCGCATCTTGCACAAATGTTATCTCTCTTGTCTGGCCAGACACATACCTTATCTTGTTGCAGTAGACTGCTGACTTGACCATTCCATGCACTACTCCACGTCTCTGCCATTTTCCAGAGACATTGAATGGCCTAAATACTCTAAGAGATGCTATCTTCTTTGTGTCTCTAAGGCAGTTCAAGACTGTCTCAGTGGCAAGCTTCTCTTGCGCATACAGTGAACGGCCATATAGAGGGTCAATTGTTGGCAGCAGCGTTTTTGGCACATTAGATGGGTCAACATTGCCATACACTTCAGAAGTAGAATAGAATGATATGTGGAATTTAGACGTTGGATTTGAAAAATTAAGAATTGTCTCTATGCACTTCTCATTGACAGCTTTGTTTTCAAGATACGGTGGAATTGGGTCATTCTCAAAAAGCTCTGCACCAAGACGAGCCGCCATCATGACAACATCAATGTCGTCAATATTGCAAAGATTCAACAAAACATCATTGAATGCATTTTGTCCAATATCTGTGGCAAGATCACATCCAAGAGACTTGTCAAGGACAATTGGCTTTATTCCTTTCTTCCAAAGAGCTTCACAGAGATTTGACCCAAGAAACCCATTGCCACCAAGGACTACAACTTCTTTCTGCATGCAAATATCCTCATCTATGTAGATGAAGATATTGTACTTTCATAGCTGCTCAATGCATTGAAGCTCTATTGCTGCCATTCGCAGTCTTCTATGATTTCCAATTGCCAATCTCGTCTTTTACAGTATCATATATAAGCTTCAAGACAAATGCATCATCTATGACGCCAACAACAGGAACAACATCTGGAATCAAGTCAATTGGAGAGATGATGTATATCAAGCCAACCGTGACCATTGTCACAGCAAACCAAGATGCCTTGTATTTTCCAGTGCAGATGTCTTTGATGAATGCACAGAAGTCGGTGAACATCTACTTGATCTAAGAGTAGCTTGACTTTGAGAATCGGCTTTCAATCTGTGACTTCTCTTTCTCTATCTTAGCTTCAACAGCTTTCACGTCATCCATAGACTTCACGCCTTTAGATATGCGCTTCAGTCTTGAGAAGATCTTCTTCTTGCCAGATGTTGGACTTCCACCATTGCCATCTTTCTCAAGCATGTCAACAACAACTTTCATGCCTTTCTCATAGGCATACTTCTTGTCTTTGCCTTTCTTGTCTTTCTTGCGCTTTGAGCCACCATTGCACACTTCCCATCTATGGAGTGGGACTTTTACTTTAGATGGAACCATGAAGTTGCCAACACCCATGACTCCCTTTTTAGGGTCAAATGTGCCGCCAATGACATCAGCAGTAGAAGTCCCTGCCATCTCACCAGCAGTGTCTCCAGCATCAACAGCAACTGCTCCAGCATCTCCTCCAGCACTAGCTCCACCAGCATCTCCACCGGCCGCAGCTCCTCCACCATCGCACTCATCAACTTCAGCAAAATGCTCTTTGTTTATCTTGTCAATCGCAGCGCTGCTTAGCTCTTCACCATCAATGTCAATGTATTCAACAAGTGCAATGCCATCATCTTCTGTACTTTGGCAAGTGAGCAATGCTTGCTCTATAGTCTACGCCTAGCCTTCCCACACAATAGTAGACTCATTGCGTCTTGTCTTGTACCGCACAGTAAAGTTGTGCATGCTTCCTCTTCTATAGTTCTTCATGTCTTTGTCCTTAGTTGAATTATGTCAATCATACTTGTAGTCATCTGCCTACTGTTCTTTGAACACAGACTTCAGTACATGCTTTATCACGCGCTATGTCTTCTCTATCTCTTTTATGTCAACTCGTTCAGGCTTGTCTATCTTCTTAAGCACTTCTTCAGGGTCCATCTCTATGTATGGCTTCACACGCTTTATGCATTGCTTCAAGAACTTCTTGACAATAGACAACTGCATGATCTCATCACACTCTTCAGGTGTTGTCCATGCAAATGGCGGTGTCCAGTCAACATCTGCTCCACGGAACCCGCGGTGGTCAAACTGCTCATCAAACAGTGAAAGAGATATCATGTACTTTCGGCCATTGTGCTTGAAGTACATCTTTGCGAATGGCTTCAGCTTGTGCCAATCTTTCCAAGAGTTCCACTTGAACTCTTTGCCTTTGCGAGGCCAGCAGAAGTACTCACCTGACTTGCTGCTCACTCCCATGTCTGAGAAGTGGACAATCTTTCGTCCAGACCCAGCATAGTCTCTCTTGTTGTCGTTGTCAACATCTTTGTTTGCAAGCTCTTTCTTCTTGCCAGGCTAGTCAACTTCATCAATTCTTCCAGCACATAGAGCCTCATCTTCTCTTATCTCGGTTGTGCAAGCGCAGTCTAGCACTGCTTTGTACAAGTCAGCATACTGTGGGTCTTTTGTTGGCCATTTTCTTGCCAATGCATCAACAAGCTTTGCATAGAACTTTGTAGAGAAGAACCCGTCTAGCTGTTCAGGTGCTAGTTTTGCAATATGGCCATCTTGGATGAAGCTTGAGTTCCAGGCTTTGGCCTTAGTGTCAAGATATATTGTTACTGGCACAGCACCATAGTTGAACTAGACAATGCACGCTTTGTCAGGAAATGACTTAGGAGAGTATGGCTTCACTTTTCCAGATGATGTTGGCATTGACTAGTTTGCCATGTATGCTGCAATCTTTGCATCTTTCAGCATGCTATCATCTATGTCGATGCTTATGCACTCTAGTATGCTGTCAGTTGTCATCGTGCGCCCTTTCAAGCAATTGTCTTGCACATTGCATCAAGCTTCTCACATTCGCATGCCACAGTGTATGGAATGCCATTGTTGACAAACCTGACTTCTTTTGGAGCAAACTCTTTGTAAGAGCACAGCTTTGCAAGAGCTTTCTTCATTCCATCTAGCTTGCTGCTGTCAAAAGAGCACTTCTCAATAGAGTCACATGCAGCAAACAAGTCTCTTGCTGTCTACTGTGCAAGCTTCTTTGCCTTTGGGTTAGGGTCAAGACTGATGTAGCTTAGCAGTGCTTGGACAATGTTTGACACTGCAAAGTATATTGCATTCTCAATTGGAGACATGATGTCTTTGTTTGTCATTGCCGCATTCTGCTCAATGTCATCAAGAAACGCCTTGTAGTCGTCTGACTTGACATCAATCCCTTCACGTTTTGCAAATGTTGCGAGGTCAGACTTAGTTGGCCTAAGAGTTGATGTCCCACTTAGACGAGATGTAAGCTCATCAACAAGTGCTCCTTTCTTTGACACATCAAGATTGTGCTCAAGCGCTTTGTTGACTAGATAGCGAGAGTAGCGGTCTTGCACATAGTCACGTATTGAGCATCCCCAGCCAATGCCGTCAACTAGTCTTGCCAACTAGTCAACTAGCTGCTTTAGAATGGCTCTCTCATCTTTGCAGCACTTTATTGCAGTGAGCTGTTCAGGTGTCAACTCAGCAAACTCGCACTTCAGTGTTGGGCAAGCTTTCAATATCTTATACAGCTCAAAGCTAGACTTCTTGTCATCACCTACGCATTTGCCATCATTGAAGCAGTCAATGCCACCATACTCTGTGAAGCACTTTCCACCATACAGCTTAGAGCATCCATCTGGTGGGCACACTAGCAGTATGTGCAGGCGGTTGCTGCCATTTGCAAAGAACCTGTTCAATAGCACAGGGTCAATAGACTGAAGTGACTCAACAATGCTGTCAAATGTCTTCTAGACAGCATCTTTTGAGTCAGCATCAGACTCATGCAGCTTTGAGGCATTGCCAATAGGGTACTGCTGCTCTGGCCTAAGGTAAGATGACACAAACCAATTGCCATCTTTGACAGTCAAATATGCGTCTAGTTTAGGGACTTTTCTTGAGAACTTTATGACTCGTGAGTCAAATATGCTAGTGAACAAGTCTTTCAACTGCTTGAATGTTGTCTTGTCATCATTGAAAATGTGTGGCTTCTTTGATGAAAATGACTCTACTAAGACAATCTTGTCTATCTCATTGCGGATGTCTACCATAGTGTTTATGCTAAATAAGTTGTTAACAGCGTTTATTTACTTTTAGGCAAGCAAGAAAGATGCTCAGTCTTTAGCTAAGTATAGAGTTCACTTAGGCAAAAAACATCACGTCCTTTAGGGTGTGACTAGTTCACAAAAAAAATCTAGAGATAGCCAAAAGCGGTGTACAATATCTCTATATAAGTATATACCTTTATACCTTTAAATCAAAGAAAGACAATATATGTGTGCAATGATGAAGCAGTAGACTATTGATGTGTCTACAAAGAAGACTTAGAAGCAATAGTAGAAGTAGAAAAAAGAACAGCCAAAGAAGTTGACACTTGCTGAAAAACAAGCCATAAAGCTGAAGATATAGAGAGAAAGACAAGCTAAGAAAGCTGCAGCAGGAGAGCTTGAGCCAAAGAACAAAGAGAGGTTCTACTGCACATCAGCTGAACTACATGCAGAGTTAGTCAAGTGGCGTGACTCAGCTAAGAAAGTAGAAGACCGCATCCTGTCAGAAGAGCTTGGCAGGATGCTTATGGCAATTGCTGACAAGATGCTCAATCGAAGTGAGTTCAGAAACTACTCTAAAGAGTTGAAAGAAGATGCAAAGGGGTTCTTCTTTGTGAAAGCAATAAAAGGCCTCAAGAACTACAACTTTGAGTTCAACAATCCATTTGCATACTTCAGTACATGTGCTTGGAATGCATACATATCAACTATAACAAAGCACTACAAGCAGTAGAACATAAGAAAAGAAGTCATGAAGCAGCTGTTGTCAGAGCTTGAGACATATCAAGGGATTGACCCTAAGTCAAGCTTGAACAACTACATTAGGCAGTACATTGGCTCTGATGACTCAATGAGTGGATCATAGAATGACTGACAACAGTAGATAGAGCACTCCACACATTGCAACACAGCAAGAGAAGCTTGATGCTGTGTTTGGGATAACTGGTGGACAAGACATTGACACTTTTCTAGACAGTCTTTCTCTCAGTAGCGCAGTGCCAACTAAAGATGCTGCATTGTCAGCAATTGACTAGTTGTCATCTATAGAGCAAGACATGCATGACAAGATGGCTGAGATATCAGCTATGCCAACGTGCATGTCTATGCCTATGTCAGAGCTGTCTGTGCAGATGGTGTCAATGGACCATTCTCTAAAGGAGCTAGAAGATATCATTGACTTGTCTAAAGATGTCATAAGGCACGTCCATTCAAGCATTCTGGCAACACCCTTGATAGACTCTGAAGCAGTCTAGGCATACAGCAAGCTTGTAGAGAGCATCCACATAAGCATAGCTGAGTTCATAGGAGTCTATCGTGACAAGTAGAACTTTGTAGACAAAGTCAAGTTTGCAATATTTGACAAAGAGTAGAAGAAAGAGCTTCTACGGTACAAAGCTGACTTGTAGAAAGAGTTGATGTTGGCAAAAGAAGGCCCTAAAAGCATAGATGCTGATGCAATTGAGACATCAAAGAAAAACTGGAGTGTAGACTAGATAACTAAGATACTAGACAGCCAAAGCAAAAGTGAATGATGCTCTGCTAGTCTTCAGTCACCTTCAGTGACAAACACAGTGCCATCAAGCTCAGATATAAACCGCTGTCTGTCATCTTCACTTATCAATATCCAATAGCCATGTAGATCTGGATCTGTCCGTGGATCTATTCCAGCATTTACAGCTCTACGTATTGCTGTCAATGCATTCATTGCAAGACTATGTTGATATAATGCACGTTTGCGTGCATTTTCAAGAAAACTATAGTATTGATATTGATAAGGCGTCATTGCATTTCTATTTACTTGGCAGAATGCCACTTAAGGCTCTTAGCCAAGGCCAAACGTTGGAGTCTCAGCCTCTTTTGCTGGCTCTTCTTTCTCTTCACTAGATGGCTCTTCACTTGACTCTGCCTCTTCTCCACCTTCTGCTTCTCCACTAGATGGCTCTTCGCTATTGGCATTGTCCTAGCCTCCTATGCTCTTCTCTAGCTTGTCAACGTCATTCTTCAACTTCATAGGAGACTCTATGTCAACGGGTGGGTTCTCATCTGATATGCGCTCGCTCATCATGTCAGCAACAGCAGTCCACTGCTTGTCAAGTATCAATGACATGTAGTTCTCTTTTATCTCTTCATCTGACCAGCCTAAGTACTTCTTCATGCACAGTGACTTAGACATCTCATCATTGTCAGTGAAAGCTTTGTAGATTGCCATCTTTGCCTCTGTCAACTTCTACTTCTCATACAAGTCATAGAGGACAGGTGCAGTGAAGTTGACTTGCAGGTCAGAGTCTTTTAGTCCATAGTCTTTCTTGTCCCAAAGTCCACGAAGCTTCAAGTGTGTTATGAATCCGCGTTTGAAGCCTTCTGCAAATCTTCTCTAGAAGCGCATTATCATACGGCTGAATGAGTACTCTTCATATGGTATAGCATCATTCTTCTCAATTGTGTTCTCTGGTGTCTTGTAGCGAGAGAATGGCACCTTGAACATCTTCAAGAATGCTCTCAAGAAGTACTCAATGTCAGCAAGCTAGTCATAGTCAGCTGATGAGCCAACAGACTCTACAGTTGTCCCTTCTGAGTCAGATGACTTGCCAAAGATATATGACTTCAACATTGTGATTGGTGAATATGTGCTGACAATGTCTTGCCCACCATTTGCAGCAACTTTCTTTGAGTGCAAGCTGTTTGCAAACCGTCTGACATACTCATCTGCTCTATTCTAGTCAAGTCTTCCAGTAGACACATTGAACAGCAGTCTTTCAGGAGCACGAGTCACACGTAGAGTCACAGCAGCATCTTCAAGCAATGCTAGCTTGTAGTATGCTTGCTTTGCCTTCTCAATCAATGGATAAGTTATCAAGAAGTCATGTGAGTACTCACCTGAGTTTATGTATGTTATCTGGCTGTACAGCAGTGGTATGCATGTGTCTTTTGAGAAAGTGAACTTGTACTGTGTTGGATACACCGCATTGAATATAGATGCTGCTCCTTGAAAAGAGTTCCTGTACATCTGCCGTGTCTCATCAGCAAATGACCCAACATCAAAGACAATGCCAACAGGTCGAGCTGTTGATGTGTCAATCAATGTCTCATAGTACTCAGCCGGCAAGAACTTCACTCCAATTATGCCCATCTCTGGGTGGGCTGGACTGATGACATTCTCCCACGCAAGCTCTCCTTCAGTCAAGAAGCGCTTTATCAAGTTGTAGCCGTCTTCTTTTATCTTGAACAAGTTCATGAACTTGTTGAACTCATTCTGCAGAATGTCTTTCTGCATTGTTGACAGTCTGTCAGGGACAGACAGCTTCACTATGTCACCATTCTCATCTTCATGTATGAAGTCATCTGCAATCTCATCAAAGCACCAATCACAGATGTTGTACTTTGAGATGCGTCTATACTAGTCAATCCGCTCAGACTTGTTTGTTGCTAGAGGAAGTGCAAGTATCTCACCATCAAAGAATGTCTGCCAAGAAGGGTTTGCAAATCTTCTGTTCTAGTCTTTTGCTGCAGTTGACACAACTGACTTTGCATTGACAATTGCTTGAATGTCCTAGTTCACCTAGGCAAATGTCTAGTAGTTAGGGTTGTTCTAGATGTTCTAGCTTGTCTAGTCAGATGTCCGTCTTCTAAAAGGATTCCAATTCAGTGCCATTGTTTCTCACCTATGCATATTCAAGTTATATTTTACACAGCCAGCTCAACGAGATACCTAATTGTGCATTGGTCTTCACGATACACACAGAACTCATCTTCTCTCAGCCATGAGCCAGGATGAGATGCCGACTGCTTATGAGCATATACATGTGTTGCGCCAGGCTGAAGTTTCTGGAGCTTGTCCCAAGTCATGCCATAGCACTTGTTCATGTCAGAGTTGGTCCACACGTTGAATGCATTTGCTGTGTCACATGCAACTGCAAAGACTGCCATGAAACCAACACTTGATGTGCCATTTGACCAATAAGACCCTCGTAGTGATGTGTAGTTCACTGACTTTGCTGCTTTTTCAGCAAAGTATATTCCATTGCCTAAGAGCTTTCCAGTTATTGATGCTTTAGGGTTCAACTGCAAGCCATTCTTCAAGATGCTCCAGAAGTTCTCATTCCTTGATCCATGGAAAAAGAGCTTAGTCTTGCACTTTGGATTAGCAGCCATGAATGCTGAATATGCATCTTGAGTCTTCTTGTTGACAACAACAAATGCTCTCTTGAACTTTGATGCAACTTGGCCAAGATGCCTCTTTATCTCGTTGATCTTTGCTTGGTCATCTACTAGTTCACACTCTAGGCCAAACTTCTCAAGAATTGTCTCTGTTGGACCAGCACCTGACTGCTTATTGCTGTCTGCGTCTTTTGCTGCAGTGGCCTGCTGTGTCTGGAAGTTTGCCAACAGCACATCATAGAGCTTCTGCTCTCTGTCAATGACTTTTTCTGCATCTTTAGCATTGCTGCTCTGCAGGAGATAGTCATTGACTTTGTTCATCTTACGAGGGATTGTCTTGAAAAGCTTGATCAGCACATCATTGAATTGATATGCTGACTGCCCCTTAGTCAAGCCATCTGCAATTGAATTCAACTTGTCAATGAGCTCTTTTGCTGTGTCAAGCATCTCTTGTGTGACAGCACTCTGCGATATTGTGTAGTTCTGCTTGATTGTGTCACTTGCATACTTCCTAAGTGCTTTTACAAGCTCATTCACACTCTTGTCTGCAATCGCCTTGAATCCATCTTCTCCTGAAGTTGCAGCAACTGCTGCCTTCACTAAGTTTGTCTGGTCAACATACCCTTTCTTCAACTTCTCATCATACTTGCGCCAATACATGTCTATTGGGTAGTGGTCAGTGCGGAAAGATGGGGCTCCAATTCGTCCATACTCAACACTGAAGCCTTGCTGGTCAGGATCAGGAAGCATCCTATAGAACTTGTTGTTGTTGCTAGATGTCACACAGACAAGATACTTAGGGTCATATGATTCATTGAGATTTGCCATAGTAGACTATATTTACCTCATTGTAGTTTTACAGCATATCTATTATATGGCAAACGCACAATAGACTAAACAAAGACTTTTGAGTCTATTGGCATTCTACTGTTGATTGGAAGACTTCAATGCTAGATGTCAGATGTCAACTTTCACATCAACATCATTCTTGCTGTCTACCGCATTCTGCTCATCTTTTCCATCTTGAGGATCTTCTGCTCCAGCTTTGACTGAAGTCGTTGGCAGGTAGCGGTAGTAGACCATCAACTGCAGCGCTGCCAAGCATGTGTCCATGTAAGGACGAGTAGAATGCGCATCTTTGTTCTCAAAGTATCCTTGCTTGTGCTCTTTTCCTGCCCAGTCAAGGACTCGTTCAGGCAAGTCGATGATGGACGCAGTGTACAGTTTCTTCATTGCTAAGTTCCACTGCTGCCAAGTCACCTCGTCATTCTTTAGCGCTCCTGCCTTCATGCCTGCCTGGTACTTGCACTGCGTTGCATAGTAGCAGTAGTACTGTGGGCTATTGCCAGGCTTCTTGGCAGAAAGCTTGTCAGGGTCAAATGATGGCGTCCAGTCTCTCATGACATCAAGTGCATTCTGCACTTCTTGCTCACCGCCTCTTCCAAGAAGCTGCATTGCAAGTGTGCCAACTCCCGCAAGGCCAGTTGCGCCACCACTGTTGCCAGAAGTTGGAGTGTATGTGAAGCCACTAGACTTCGAGTAGCTGCGCTTCTTGAGGCAGTTGATTGCCTTGTTGATGGCAGTCTGCAAGCCTTCTGGATGAAGTCCGGCCATCTTTCCAGCTTTGAGAGCTTGTATTGCCCAGCCAGCATATGACAAGTCATCACGAGTCGAGTTCTTGTTGAGCTTGTAGTCCCATCCACCAGTAGAAGATTGGTTCTCAACAATCCTGTACAAGCATTGCAGAGCAGCATCTTTGCAGTTTGGGTTCTGGGTCATTCCATATGCTTCGCTGAGTGCATATGCTCCTAGCAAGAAGCTATACTCATTGCTGTCTGTTGGATCAAATCTGCATGGCTGCACATCAGTCCTGAGATGAGAGATGAGATAGTCTATTGCTAGCTGCACAACTGGTCCAAAGTCTTTTCTATATGGCGACTCAGAGCCTGGATACTCACCATGTGCAAGATACGTTAGCACAGCAAGTGAAGTGTTTGCAACACTATTTGCCTTGCCCCAACTGCCATCAGTGTTCTGCTGGTCTTTGAGCCACCACAACACCTTCAAGACAGTAGCTTCAGTTGTTGGATCTCCTCCATTTGGACCACCTCTAGTCAAACCACCTATCTGGCCTGGAGTACGAGATGTTCTAAGGCTCTTCATCATAACAGGTGACTTGACATTTGCAACTGCATCAACGGCTGCTGGCTTTGTTGTCAAGACCTGTGATGGATTTGAAGGCTGAGGAGTAACAGTTGGCTGCTCAACTGTTGGAGAAGGTGGAGCATCCACTACAATATCAATGACAACTGGCTCTGGGTCATCTGGTGGAATAGGCTCTTCTGGCGTCTCCACAATGTCCACCTTATCATCCTCTGGCACCGGAATGTCCACTAGTGGTATCTTTGGGAGCAGCTGCGTAGATACCATAGTCACGACACAGAGAACTATAACAACCAAAGTTGGCACAACTACTGCAACTAGTGGAGCAGCGAGTCGCTGCAGCTCAATCCGCGCAAGCTTGTACTCTCTAGAGTACTTTGAGCACTTGAGCCCACTGAACATAGTCTTCAAGCGCTTGAAGAAGCTCTGCTCTTCATACTTTTCTGCAATCTCATCAATGTCTATCTCTTTATTTGTCTCATCCATGTCTTGTCTAGCTTTCTTGTGCATCAAATGCTGTCTGTCTAGCTTATGCTGCAAGCATCTGAGTAGACATTCTTGTCCCAATACTTCATCGCATTTGCAAACCACTCAACTTGCTCAATGCTGATTGGAGAGTATTGGTGGTAGTCAATTCCAAGGTCAAAGCCATTCTTCTTTGCAAAAGAGCGGCCATGTATGTGGCCATAGAGGATGATGTCATCCGGAGAAGCATCTATCTCAAAGTCATTTGGCTCATGGACAACAACATAAGAGTGCTTGTCTGTTGAAAACTTGTAGTTGGAGTCATAGACAGCAATGTCTCTTCCACTTTCAGCAGCATACTGGACTATCAAGTCTTTTATCTTCCTGTCATAGTTTCCAAGGACCCAATGCATCTTCTTGAAGTTCAAGATGCTCAGCATCTGCTTGAGTATTGCCGCAGCCTTGTCTGGATCTATGAAGTCTCCTGCATGGATGACTTCATCTTGCATAGTCACTCTCTTGTTCCAGTTAGACACCATCTCATAGTCCATTGCTGTGACATCAACAAATGGACGACGAGACAATTCGAGTGTCCGTTGCTGGCAGAAGTGTGTGTCAGAAGTGAACCAAGGCCCTTTGCTCTCTTTCAATGCATCTACTGCTGATCTCAATGTCTCTTCAAGAGTCTTGCAGTAAGTCTTCCCTTGCTCTTTGAGCTTGCATCTCATGTAGTCACAGTGCTCTGCTTCTTCTGGCCAGCCAACAAAGACATGCGGCTTCTTGTACCACTCTCCAAACTCATAGTTTGTTGTCAAAGCTGGAAACTTCTTGCTGCGTGGAACCCAAAAGACAATAGCTGATGCAACGTGCATCGCTGCTCGTTCCCATGCAACTTGCTTCTCTCTTGCTGCGTCTGGTGCCATGCCTTGAGCGTCAATCAAATCCATGTACTTTGGGTTTGTAGGGCTTAGCACTGTCCCATCAAAGCCAATGCGCTTCAACATGTCAAACGCGTCAAGACGCCAATCTTCATTGAAGTCTTCTCTTGGACAATGGCCTGCCAAGAAGATGGCATCTCTGCATCCATAAAGTGACTCAAATGGCTCTACCACTCTCATATCTCTACTCCTTCATTTACTCCGTACTCATTCATGTATTGTTCAGCTCTTATTCTTACAAGACTGCAGATATCAAGAATCTCTTCTTTGTGCTTCTTGTCTGTCTTTGGAAGTATATCATTGAGCAAGTCTTCAACTTCTTCAATCTTAGACAGTACTTTCTAAATCATTGTTTCATTCTAGTCCATAGCAGCAATACTTACTTAGATGTTTGCACATCATCTATGTCAAGGCCTTCTATGTGCCTTTTCAATGGGCACTTTTCTAGATCTGTGAAGTCACCTCCACAGAACAGCTCTTCATCAACTATTTCACCATTCTCATCATAGATAAGACTGTCTTCTACTTCAATGCAGCCAAGGTCCCAGCACTTATACGGGTCAAAGTCTCTGCAGATGTCAAATTGTCTTTTCATATGTCTTTGCATTTGTCAAACTTTATGTTCAACTGCCGTCTGACTTTGTAGAATGTCGTGTGGCGGCTGAAGTTCTTCATCTTAGTGCAGCCAATGTAGGCACAGCAAGACTTAAGGCCACCATCAATGTCTTGAATGACATCTTCAAGTGGTCCAGAATAAGGTATCAACTTCTCTCTTCCTTCACTTGATGAGTATTTCCTCACACCGCCAAAGTGCTTCTCTTGCGCTAAGTGAGAGCTCATGCCATAGTACTGCTTGAACTTCTTTACTGCAATGATTGATGTGCCATCTTCATCAAGTTCATCAAGCAAGTACTGCTTCTCAATGGTGCTGCCTTCAGCTTCATCACATCCAGCAAACAAAGATCCAGAGATGACGAAGTCTGCTCCAGCACCAAATGCTTTGCACACATCACCAGCAGAGTTGACTCCTCCATCACACAAGACATAGCATCCACGTTGGTGGCACGCATCAGCAACTTCGAGCAATGTAGACAACTGTGGACGGCCAACACCAGTCTTAAGCCTTGTGAGGCATACGCTTCCATTCCCTATCCCACTTTTGACTACTTTGACTCCAGCATCCATCAACTGTGCAGCACCGGCAGCATCAACAATGTTTCCTGCTATTATGCAAGTGTCTTTACAGTGCTCATGAATCTCTTTCACTCTATTGATCAGTGTTGGGATGTAGCCATTAGGGACATCAATCATCACCATCTTGAGGTGGAACTTGTCATATAGCTTCTTTATTGTGCCGCAGTCTTCTTTTATGCCAATGCTTGGAATCACACGAGCAGCCTCATCTTCGCTCAAGCTTGAGAAAAGCGCTTCAATCTCTTCATAAGGGATGTGCTTTTCAAGACAAGCAATGTGCCCAAACTTCACCATCTTCTCAGCTACTTTGCAGACACCAACTGTCCCCATGTTAGTTGTGCCATAAGGGATGCAAGTCATAGTGAACTTCTTAGTGTTGTCAATGTCATACCACTTGAACTCACGCATCAAGTTGACTTCGCTTCTAGACAGTATCTTAGAGCACTTTGGCTGTATCAGCACATCATCAAAGTCTAGCTGCTCTTCTTCAATTATCCTCATTGTCTTCTCCTATGTCTATTCTGCATGTGAATGAGACTACTTGAGTCGGAATGACTTTCAGCTCAAAATTCCATTTGCCTTTCTCTGAAAAGTGGTGGACAACATTAACACTGTCAATGTCTCCTGACTCAATGAATGGCCGCACTGCTTCTAATATATGGTCACGTAGCCAAGCATCAATGCTCTTCCACTCTTCAAACAAGCAATAGCTAAGTGCGTTATGCATAGCATCTTTTGCTATTCTAGTGGCGAGAGCTACACGTACTTGATGCCTATGCTCGAAACTAGTGCTCATAAGTCGAATATGTCAAACACAACTTGCTTCCTAGGGTCAACTTTCTTGAACTTTGTCGCCTCTAAGAACCCTTTCAATGGTGACAAGACCATCTTGTCAAACATCACATCATAGTCAACTTTGAATATGCTGTCAAACTCAATTGGCCACTGCCCATCATGGAATGCAATGCACTCAATGCCATATTCATTTGAAGGGATGACATATGCAAAACGCACTTTTTGGCCAAGCAAGATCGTGTCATACTTCTTGCCAATCTTCAAGTGGTCTACCATTTGGTTGTAGTATGTGCATGCCTTTGATATGCCTGTTGCACCAGTCTCCATGTCTAAGAACCCAACAGCTTCTCGGGCCGTGTTGTACCCTTTCCACATTGCAATGTCTGAGATCGTGAGCGTCTTGAACTTCTCATATGCTGCATTGACATACTCAATGAACTGGTGCTCAGTCCAGTCTTCTTTGAGGACACCTAAGTATATGTCACGAAGGATGTCTTTCACAGTAGCTGGAGTAGATGCCTTCTTGAGCTCAATGCCTGAGAACTTGACTTTGTCAACAATCTCTGGCCCTTCTGACAGTATCTTGTGGACAGCATAGTGCTTCTTCCTCTCATAGATGCCAACAGCGCCAACATACTCAAGTGAGTAGCGCAGCACTTCTGGATGCTCAGTGCAGTATGTCTTGCCAATCAAGTCATTCTGCACGAATGGATTGACTTCTGTCTCAACAAAGTTGTCTACCCACTTCCAAAGCTTGAGCTTGCTCTCATCATCCCACTTTGCCAAGTTGCCTCCAAGGCTATACTTCTTCTTGAAGTCATCTGTCACACACTCTATGTTCACAAACTGTGAGTTGTGCACAAGAATATCATTTGCATAGAATGCGTGCATATTGTCATTTACTTCACAGTCATACACCCACTCATCAATTTGCCCCAAATCAACTAGACTAGATATTGTCCCAACTAATTCAATGTCTTTTTCACTGTCATATACAGACACATAGTTGCCAACTTTCAAGTTCTTTGCATCAACATTCTCAAAGAAATGGTCATCATTGTACACCATGCAAATATGATCAGTTGTCACTTTGACTTTGTCAATTCCTTTTGAAGACACAACTGACACCTCAACAATATGCTTAGAAGTCTTATGCCTTGAGACTGCAACTAATTTGACATATTTGTTTCCAAAGACTTTTATCTCAATGCCACTTGGATAGATGACTTCATATGAGCCTCTATTTTCTATATCAAACTTATCTACTAGACTATCATATAAACTCTCTATGTTTATCTGTTGATTCATATAGAAATCATACTTTTTTAGATAGACATCTTATTTTAAACATATGGCTTTACATATACAAAGTTTCCACAGTCAAATATTCGATCATAGCCATTTGCTCGCATATTCTCAACTTCAGTCAGTGATGAATCAAAATTTTGAAGAATGTCTTTTAACTTGTGCTTTTGGAAGTCAATACGTGAAAACCTCTTGCATATGCCAGTCTTAAGATACCAATAATTTGGACTACTAGTATGGTCTAGTGAGAATCCAAGAGACTCATACATCTTTCCAAATGACCATCGTCTATCAGCATATGACAAAAGCATTTTTGGATGATAGTCCTTCTCAAAAGCGCTAAGAAGCTTTCCAGCTCCTCCTAAGACTTGCACATCTATCTTTGAACAATATCTAAGTAGTTCCCAATCAAATGACTTGCTATATCTTGGCTTTCCAAATGTCATCATTGCAACTAGATGGCCTTCATAGAATAAGCCATAGTTCACTTTAGATGCACACCATCCTTGCAGATGGTTGCAATTCAAAAAATCTTTTACTTGCCATGCGTCATTAATCTCTCTAACACAGCATTTTCTAGCAAAAAGTCTTTCTTTAGGCTTGCCGCATATACTTCTTATACGAGACTCAACCAATTGCCTATGGTTTATCCATTCATCTTCAAATATGTGGAATAGTTGATATCCATTCTTTCTAGCCATGTCAGTCTTGAATACATGGTAAGATTTGTCTTTTCCTCCATTTGTCTCTGAATGGAAAAATAGACCATCAAACTCAAAGCCAATCTTCTTGCTTGGAACTGATATGTCTATCTCATAAGGGCTCAAGACATCTCTATCATGCATCTTTACATCTGCTATTCCACAAGATTTCATCAAAAAATCAGTAATTTCATATTCATATCTAGATGTTCCATTTGATATTGGATGGCAAACCAAACATCTAGCTGGCAATCTACTACGTTGAATCAAATTTTGGTCAAGATGTGCTTTAAAGTCTTTTCCACATTTGTTGCAGTGCCAATCAAATAGAACATGGTATTGACCAATTCTGTCAAATTGCATAAAATGCTCAAGAGAGAACAGTGGAACTACTTCAGTTGAAAGAGATGCAATGCTATTATAACGTCGTATTCTCCAATTTTGCTTGAACTTCTTTCGTGGATCTATTCCAGCAGCAATCGTGTTTTTCTTTGTTTGATTGATTTTCTTTTGGACATTTGGGTCATAGAATTGATGCACATATCCTGTCTTCTTCTTGTAGTTGTCACTTGCGAGTTTTCTTTTTTCAGGGCTTTGCATTGTGAATTCATATCCAAAATGGTCTTTTCGAGACTGCTTTGCTTTCTCTTTCACAGATTCAAGTTGAAATGCATTAGTGACTCCTTGAGAAGCAAGCCAAAGATCACGTTTTGCTTTTCCATCTTTTGATGCTAAATAGTTAGAAGATCCATATCTATCAAGACAAGTGTTTTGATACTTCTTTTTTCTTTTTGGGTCTTTAGCTGCGCATAGTGGATTGCATGCTCTAAAATACCCTCCATCAAAAGAATCTATGTCTTTTGACATAGGTTTTCCACACACTTTGCATCTAGGAAATTCAACAAACTTATGCTCAAGCCAATATAGATGTGTTGATATGTTATATGAGTCTGTCAATAATGGATGACGATGCCATAACCAATCAACAACTTCTGGATAATGTTTTACTAGCCATTTGACCCATCCAATTCTACTTTTATCATGCGCATCAAGAGCAATTTTCAAGAACTCTTCATCTTGTTGAGTCCAATTAAGGTTGATTTTTGAATATAAGTCTATATTTGTCTATACTTGTCCCATATTTATATTTACCTCTAACAGAAGATGGATAAAGACATAAATTTAAGATCTTATATATAAAATAGTATCTTTAGTGATGCTGTCAGTGTCTCCACTTGCAACTGAAGCATAGCTGTCATCAATTCCAAACAAATCTTTGAACCTCTTCTTGATGAACTTGCTTGCACTTATGTTACAGAACTTTCCAGTGCGAGTGATGCTCTGTGCAATGTGTGCACTGTATATAGGTGAGTGGTTTGTGCCAAACATGCCATACACTGAGTTGAGCATGATCTTCAAAGAGTGCTGGTCAGCATCAAGGTTCTCAACATCAAGCTTTGCCTTTGCTATCTGGTCTTTAGGGATGCTGCCTTTGTATATCTCAAGGTCAAGTGCTTGGCCTTTCTTCTTAGTTGCCTTGCGTAAGTTGTAGAAGTGCTTGCACCATGCAGATATGACACCCTGCTTGACACTGTGCTTCAAGAACAGGGTGTTGTTCCTTGTGTAGATGCACTTTGTCTTGACAAGCTTGACAATGTCTTCTCTTTTCACCTGCTTTCTTTTTCCACCATTTGCTGGATAGAACCAAAGGTCATCAATTGTCTCATCATTGATGTCAATGTACTCTTCCATGTTGAAAGCTCTACGTTGGCTTGCACTGTCAAACAAGACATTCATCCGTGATATCTTGCCCACATATGTCTCAATAGACATATTTGATGCTCGAATGCTTGATGGATATAAACTATTAAAATCTACACAGGCAATCCCTCCTCTATACACACCTTGCACAGGAGGGAACACGAACGCGCCTTCATACTCTTCTTTGACATTTGGCCGATTCAAGTAAGACTGGAATATTGCATCCATCTTGTCTCGTGAGAATGCAATCAATGAGCCAGTGAGATATGCAATTGATGAGTAGATTGTGCCATAAGGGCAGAGTCCACGTCCTGCAACTTTCCTTGCAAGATTTGTAAGCTTGCACTTCTTCTCAATCTCTACAGTCAAATGGACATCTCGCACATTGTACTCATAGAACTTCTGGTAGTCTTTGACATACAAGTCTTTGAGAGTCCCTTTATATTGGATCTTCTTGCCAAGGCCTTCATGCTCACCAACATTTGAGAGGTTGTACCCTCCATCAAGAGCAGGAGCAATCAAGAACTTGTCTCTATACAGCACTAGGCCATCTGCAATGAACAAGCCAGATATGTCTACTTCTATCTCTGCACCAACATCTGCCTTTGGTGCATCATGGTTCACTTCTTTTATCCTGTACTTGCCAACAGGAGACAGACGTGCCGCATGGCTCTTCCCTAAGACATTCTCAATGCGCCTCACAATGTATGGCCAGTCGAATGCCTTTATGTTCCATCCATAGCTGATGTCAGGGTAGTTGCCTTCAATCCAGTCTAAGAAGCTTTCAAGAAGACGCTCTTCATTGTTGTTGAACTCAAAGAACTCAAACTTGTCTTTTGGAAGGTCTTTCAGTGGGTTCTCCCACACAAGATGCCCATTCTCATCATACTCATCATGGAACTTGATGTCAGCGTGCTCAAGTGACCATGTGTAGAACTTCTCAGTGAGTGTGTCATAGATAGTTATCATGTTGATGCGGTTGCCAGCATCAGATGGGCGCATGAAGACATCTGAGACTTCTGTCTCAATGTCAATGAACTGCATGCGCATTGGCTGTGTGTTGAATGACTCATCTAGGCAGTTCTTGTAGAACATCTCTTGCAAGAACTCTTGCTCTGGCTTCAAGCACTCAACAATCCAAAGGCTCTGTCCAATGTCTTCAAGCCTCTTCTTCCGCTCATAGCTTGACTTGAAGAAGCGTGTCTCAACATAGTTGCCAAAGATGTCTTTCTCAGGAGTGTCATACTTCACGCGGAACTTGAACTGTGACTTCCATGGGCAGATGAATGTCTTAGGGTTTCCAGCTAAGTCAAATCCAAAGAGGACAATGCGCCCTTCTCTGTCATGGTTGGTTGTGTAGAAGACATTGCGATATCCAGGACCAATGTAGTTTTTGCGCCATTGGTCTTGTGGTATGTCACTTAAGTCTACTGCATTGTTGAATATTGACTCACTCATGTCTATATGCTACGCATATAGAAAAGACAATAAAAGCTAGAGACAATTTCTAGCTTTTCTATGTCATCTTTCTTTAATTTTAGACTTTCTTCTATAAGAAACATCACATCCTTTAGGGTGTGAATAGTTCACTTAATCAAGCTCTTTGTGAATGCATAAGGGATCTTCAACTTTGTAGAGAACTCAACATCGATGATTGGAGTGTACCACTTGTTGTTTATCATCCAATATGGCCCAGTGTTGTCTTTGTATGCGTCAAACTCAGATGATGATGACATTGGTTTGACCTTTATGCCAACATTCTTGATGAGAGAGCCACTATCACCATCATCTTTGAACCAATAGATCCAAAGCTTGTTGGCAACAGCTGCATTGAAATGCTGCTTGCTTGCTGCATCTGCTTCAAACTCAATTAAGGTGTTCTATGCATCTGGATATGCAACAGTAGTTGACTTCCATGCTCTGCCATCTTGGACAGCGGCCTTCAGCTCTACCTCAAGAGCAGATGTGTCTTCAGGAGCGGTTGTCTTGTCATAGAAGTCAGACGCCTTTGTTGGAGAGATGACAATGAAGACATTTGTGCCAGATGGGATTGGACTAGCTGCAACTGTGCGAGACAAGAAAGACACTTTGTTGAGAAACAAGTCTTCTTGCCAAATAGATGCGCCATTGTCTTTGCAAAATGATGTCAGCAATGTCTCAAATGGGTAGCATCCAAGACTGCTTGAGAGCTAGCAGTTGAAGTTGTCAGAACTGATAGAGTCAGACATCTTCTGCACGCAAGTGCTCTCATAGTCATCAAATATGAGCATCTTCTAAAGTGAACTCAACTATGCACTAAGCTCGCTTACGCCTTGACTACTTCCACCCTAAATGTCTGTTACTATCTCGCTAGATAGCATAATGTCTTTGACTGTTGCTTTGATGATTTCCATACATGCTTATTTACATTCTAGGCAAGCAAGAAAGATGCTCAATCGTCATTTCACACAGAACTTCTCTTTCAAGTCTTCTACCGTCTTCTTGTTCAGCAGCACATCTAGAATGCTCTCTTGAAGTTCAGCTGGCTTTATGTTGTCCATCATATTGCCTATAGAGACTCCTAGATATGTCTCTACCATCTTCTGGGCCACACTAGGTGCCATGTACTTGAACTCAATAGTCTTGTTCATTCGTCCAGCTCTCAAGAATGCCGGATCAAGCTTCTCAATGTGGTTTGTCGTGAACAAGCAGATAGTGCCATCAGATGCAAGAAGGCCATCTGTCATGTTCAACAAGTCTGACAATGACACTCCAAATGCTTTTGCTATGCCATCATCTTCTTGCTGCTGGCCTTCTTCTCTGCTCTTCACACCTTTGTATGAGATTGCATCAATGTCTTCAAAGACATATATTGACCCATTTGGGTTGTCATTGAATGACTTCAACAGTGTCTGAGTGCTTGCCTGTGCCAAGCTTATGTAGTGGACATCTCTCTTCAACTCTGAGGCAATTGCAAGAATTGTTGATGTCTTGCCTGAGCCAGGCACACCATACAGCAGTCCACAGTAGTTGTATGGATAGTTCAACTTCTGGTATGTGTCTTTGTTGTCAATGAAGCTCTTTATGCTGTTGAACAGCTCTTTGTGGGCGTTGTCTTCAGTGAATATTGAGTCAAGGCTTCGCTTCATCTTCCGTCCTGAGAAAGTGTCACCATTGATGACATTCACATAGCTGCCTGCTGCACTAGACTGCAGACTCTCAATGACCTTCTCATTTATGGCATCCTCAAGCTTCTTCATGAACTTCTTCTTAGATGCAAAGTACACTCTTATAGAAGTGTTCATTGTTATCCGTTGGCCATCTAGCTTGTAGCTGCGCTCTACACAGCACAGCTTGTTGAACAGCAGCCGTATTGAGAAGCCATATGTGTTCACCATCTTGGCAGATGACTTCAAGCATCCATCATCCTGTGAGTCAATAGGTGGTCCAGCAAATGATGTCTCATACACGCCTGTTGCATCCGTGTCTGAAGAGAAGTTGCTGACATCAATAGAGTTGCTCAAGTCAATGTTCACTGTCCTCTCCCACAGTGCCTTAGTGCTTGCTAAGAAGTTGTTGAACACTATCTGCCTTAGCTTCAAATTGTATCCACATCCACTTCCTCGTGAGTCTTCATATGTGTTTGTGATAGTGAATGAGATGCATGCCTTTATGCCAGAGACAACAGCCCCTACTATGCTCCTCAAGTTGGCAAACAGCCAGACAATGGCGCCACCTGATGTAAGCGTGACTATGAGAGGGTTGCTTTCGACATACTTGACTATCCCTTGAAGACTGTCTACTAATGCTGCGTCCATCTTTTTTTGCCCTTATCCTAGATATTGGTCATTCACTGTTGTTGAGTTCCGCAGCTTTCTGCACTCTGGACAGCAGAACATGTCATATCCATACAGTGCAACCCCTTCTGCGCCAAGTCTAAGCTCAAGGACTGTCCCTTTCTTGCATGCCATCTCTTTGAAGCACTTGTCTCCAGAAAGCAGCGTATTTGCATCTCTCTCAAGAGCAACTTTGACTATGTCAGTTGACTTCAAGACGAGGTTGCAGAGGCCATATGTTGGTGCAATGAACCCAAGGCCAAGAGACTCAGTGTCATTAAATATTGTGCGTGTGACTGACTTGAAGTAGCCATGTGACCCAAGAGATGTTGCACATATCACGCCATCTGCAATGCACTGCTTCATGTACTCTTTGCCATTGACGAGCACACTAAACCGCATCGCTTCGGTTGGATTAGCAGACTTCCAGACAATCTCAGCAATTGGCCCTACTAGTTGATTTTTGAAGATAGACTTCTCGCCATCAAGACTGTAGTCAATGAATGGCTGCTTAGAGTACTTCAAATTTAGTCGGTCATTTGTGCCTTCAACAACTTCTTCAAGTAGTTTGGCATGCTTTGCGCATCGACCATAATTACGTATAGGGATGATGCCTTTCTTGTTGCCTACTTGAGACACAACTTTAAGAAGTTGGCCATCTCCTCCATAGGCAATAACCATATTCTTAGCTACTTTAGAAGCATTGAACTTGTCTATTAGTGTTTTGTCATCCATTATGTATATTGTATCAAAATGGATGGCAAAGTAAACAAATCAAATATTTGTCATAGTCCAAGCGCGGCCTTCAGCGCATTTATCTATGTCTCGTCCATAGACTGCACCGCCGAGAGGACGCACTGGACGAAGTTGTCTGAGCCGATGTAGAAGCCTGAAAGGCCATTCTGCGGGTTGACGTTGAACGAGCCTTTGCTATTTGAATTATAATATGACGCTCCGCTAGATATTCCTTGCCAGACGAATGAGTTACTGCCATTATAAGCATCAGCCATGCTGTATCGTCCTATCACAAAAGCATTGTCCGCCCATTTGCTAGCTTCGGACATATACCCGGCGGTGAAAGTATTCTTTCCTTTAGATTTTGTGGACAATCCAAATGCGCATGACTGCTCTCCGCTGGCAATAGTTGACTTGCCCTAAGCATGGCTGTTCACTCCAGAAGCTTCAGTCAATCTGCCCTCGGCGTGAGCGGCGCGTCCGTCGGCCTTGGTCACTTCGCCTTCGGAATGCGAGTAGCGCTTGTTAGCGACCGTCCTGAATCCTTCGGCGTGTGTTGCCATATGAGCGGCAGTGCAATGTGATCCTTCAACATGGGCATACCGTACGTCAGCGATGCTGTCGCGGCCCTCGGCGTGCGTCTGCCTGCCTATCGCGCGAACGCTGCCGCCGGACGCGAACTGGCCGAAGTTGTTGGGAACATTAGCATTCCCGAGCTCAGGGAAGCCGACAAGGTAGAACGCGTTGTCGTCGTTAAGCCAGAGATCTTCGAAGAAACTCTATGGCCTGCCGTCGAGCGCATCGAAGCCGTCCGCGTCCTTTAGCGACTCGTTTAGCGTGACTATGCCCGTATCGGTATCTACTGCCGAGAGGTGAAAAGCCATCGACGCCGCGCGGTTGTCGAGCGTCAGCGAGAACATCGCCGCCGACATGCTTGTGCCGTCCGTCACCAGGTCGCCTTCTTTAAACGTGTCTTTTCCAAATACATTGCGTAGTGAACGGCTCTTGCTAATGTCTACTGGCATGTTGCCAACAGACAGCCGCCCGTCGACAATGTCTTTAAGGACCTAGATGTCTCCACTGAGCTTGATCTAGTTTACATTTGAACTAAGGCCAAGCACGCAGAATGCCTTAGTGCCAGCATAAGAGTCTCCATAATGCGGATCAATATCGGCCTGTATAAGCGCATTTTTAGACGCGTAGTTGACCACAGCATCAGGTGTGCTCGTCTGAATATAGTTTCCTGACAGGATAGACAAGCTTGCATTCTATATGGAGATGTCTCCGGACACTTCGCCGCCACAGCACTTGTCGAGGTAGCTACTCAACTAACTGCTAACGTCAGTTGTTGTAGCAATAACTGCATCAGCTGTTATGCTTGGGTAGTCTAAATGCTTTGGATTAGTGCCATTTCCAGTAGACAAATAGATGCCACTATAGACATGCTACGATGCATAGACTCCAGTAGTAAGAGTATCTATTGACAAGATCTTGTCTTGCTTGGCATTTAGCTTTTCAGCTAGTGACTAACCATCATCTACATCATATATGTTTTCAAATGTGTTGATTGACAGATTAGCATCCACAATGTCAACATCCCCAGAAATTGACCCTCCAGTATGCAAATCAAGTTTGCTACTGAGCTGTCTTGAAATCTTATTAGAAAACTATGATAACTCATAGCTACTTGATGTCTATGATGTTAGATACACGTCATCTGACAAATAAAGACTAAATATTTTACTAATCATATGTTATTCATTAATTTTTAGTTATTTATATTTACTTCTAGTTTGAATAGCCAAAAAGAATGCACAGTTTAAACTGAGCATTCTTTTTGCATCAAATCTACTAGACACTTAGCCTTTAGGCTTAAGCTTAAAGAAGTCTATTCAACTATGGCTTAATTGCAAAGCCATCCATAGAAGTCTTTGTTTTCTGGATACTGCCAGTCAACAAGCCAATCTTGTTTGTTGACTTTTGTGTCGAAGCACCTTAGAGCATCTTCTGACTTAACGCAATGCCAGTCATTTGGAAATGGATAAGAATTCTCTAGAATTTGGCTGTCTAGTCTCTTCTCAACTAGCTCAAAGTCAGATGAGTACAAGTGGAGAGAGTTTGCAAAGTGCGTGTAAGTCCCCATCTCAAGGTCTGGATAGACTTCTCTTAGCCTAAGGAGCATGAGCCTTTGGAACAAGATGAAGCTTGGAATGTCATATGTTGTCCCTTTTATCACATCATTGCTTCTCATCTCAACTGTTGTGTGGAGCTTATTGTCTCGTATGTGGAACATCTGGATGAATGTGCAAGGCACATCTTTGTTTCCATCATATTGGTGGCAAGTGTTGTTGTACCTCATGAAAGACTGCCGCGAGTCTTTGTCATTCTTCAAGCAGTCAAATGCCCAGTCAAATTGGCTACGGCCATCTTTTAGGCTTGCATTGAATATCAAGTTGCCATATGCTGAGTTTATCTTGCCTTTGTCTGTCTTGATGTTGTCCCAAAACTTAGATGCCTTTGAGAAGTCTCTTGCATCATCACTTCCAAGAAGATATAGGCACATCTCTTTCTTCACATACCCTGTTGGAAGAGTCAAGCTCTTGTTTTCATACTTGAACAAGTTCTTTGTTGGGTCTTCGATGCATAGTCCAACATTCAAGCACTCATGTATGTCAAGTCCACGTGGTGCTGTCTTGTACTCATAGTTGTTAAGCAGCATGTCCATTGCCTTGTCATACACTTCTGCAAAGCTTGTACCTACTATCATTTTCATTAGTTGATCTCCTTTGAGTTGTGCTTGACTTCAAGCATGTCTAAGTCTATTGTGTCAGTCTTCCAATTATAGACTGTCCATGACTTGTCATTCTTTGCAACATCTGCATATAGATCATACACCTTTGATATGTCATCAAACATCTCTTTGTCTTTTCTTTCTGCGTGCTTTGCAAGAGCAGTCTCTTTGTCAACAGTGCAGAGGATCTTCTTGAGTGTAGATATGCCATCAGTGATCATCTTGTCAAATGCCGCAACATCATATGAAGGGCCATTGCGGAACACTGTCCCATATATTGTCTCTGAAAGATGCAGACGGTCAATGAACACCCACCGCTCTTGAGATGCCACTAGAGCAGTGTCAATTGCATTTTGGTGGAGTGAGTTTATGTCATTTGTCACTGCACAGTGGAGATAGCAGTTGTTAGGGTGGCGCTCCATGAGCTTATTGATGAGTGTCGACTTGCCACTCGCATCGCATCCTTCAACGATTACTATTGGAAACTTTGGATCTATGTTTAACATGTTAAGATTATATTAATGTAGGCACAATTAAGCATCAAAATTGCAGTCATTGTAGTGTATTCCAACCTACTCATCTACCCACTATTGTGCATGCATTATTCTAGAGAACTTATTGCCTAAAGCCATGCCCATAGATGTCAAGAGAAGCTATATTCACCATAGTTTATGCCAACACATTCTGCTAATTTCTTCTAAGCAGCTAATATCTATGAGAAGCCATCTTTCAGTATCTCACCTGTTACAGACTGCTTGATGTTGTTCTAGATCCCTATTGGACATCTGCAGTAGAAACGAGACAAGCTACTCAAGATAATGTCATGGAAGCCATCAACATTACCATCTTTGAGGTATGGCTAGTTTCTGAATATCATGTCTGCTATCTGCATCTAGTGCTCATACAGCCCACGTAGGCAGACTAGCCCTTTTCTAGATAGCCCATATGCAGCACCTGATGCAACAGGTGCCGAAGAAGATGTGTATGGTATGAAGTACTTGTTGAGAGCTTGGCACTAATGCATCTCATCTGCATACTTCTATATGTCTGACACACTGCGTGGACAAGGCGACATGAAGTGGGAGAACAAGCACACATCATAGTCTGGGACTTCCGCCGCTGCAGCATCTAGAATTGACTCAATTTTGCCAACGTCTTTCAAGAAAGCAATATCATCTTCTAAGATGAGAATTCTACTGTAGCCTTTCAGCTCAGCTATCTTCATTATAGTATAATGCCCAAATGAGCATGAAAATGATGATGGTCGCATGTCATTTGGAACATTGTCACAGTTTATGTTACGCTGAAGTATGCTTAAGAATGGCGATGATATATTGTTGTGGATAGTCAGTATTCCACTGTCAACTAGTCCAACACGTGATAATTCAGCATTTAGCTTGTCTTCTATTTCTGTATAACCAGCATAATGTAGCACAAATACCTAGTCAAAATACTTTTTCCAATCAATCATTTCTGTGATTCCTATGCCAGTTTTTAATCTTCCATGAAATTTCTTGCAGTGAAGTCTTCAATGTCATTGTAGTTGTGCAGCATGAAGTCAGAGCTAAGGTAGTTGTATTTTGGATGCGACTTGAGTGTGTCTGCCTTGCCACGCGCCATCTTCTCTTGGAATTCTGGCCATGTCTTAGAGTGGTAGTGGTTAAGCTATGCAATCTAAGTCTAGCAGTTCTCATTCCATGGCCCATGTATGACGTGAGTCTTGTCAACATCTAATATGACATCATACTTCAATGATGCATCTACAAAATGAGGGTTCACAAAGTGGAACATGTTCTTTGACATCATCAAGTTGAGTATTGTCTTTATGTGCTTGTCAAGCTTTGCCTGGCACTTTGTGAATCTATTCAACAGTGAGTAGCTACCACTCTCTACTGATGTTAGGCCATTGTCTCCAAACACTCGCCAATTCACTCCAACACCATATATGTCAGCATATCTGCTCAAGAAGCTCTCTAGTGACTTGTCTTTCTTCAAGCACAAGAACTCATCAACATCAAAGAATGCTGCAAAGTCATATTCACTGTTGTGCTTGTCAATGAAGTCATTGTAAGCCTTCATCTGCATTGCTTCGCCATCAAAGTCTATCCAAATTGCACAACTTCCATATGCTGACTTGTTGCCAGCATACCGCCAGTTGTTCTAGTACACGAATATGCTTGAGAATCCAAGCTTTAGATGGTACTGCAGCCACTCATCAATGTAGTGGTCTTCATTCTTTGCTATGCATACAAGTGCGCTCTTCATATTGACTCTCGTTGATATGGCGACTCTAAGTCAAATATCTACTCCTATGTCAGTATCAATGTTGACTTGCCTTGCACCATCTAGTCATATATCCAAAAGCTAGTGAGCCTCTCACACAAGAATCCCATAGCACGTCTCTAGTACTTATCTCTATAAGCAATGTCACTGTTCTAAAACAAGTCTTTAATGAAGATATCTATACACTTGCAGATGAAATCTGAATACTCAAAAAACTTGTCTTTTGGCATTATGTATAGATTTCTCTCAAATGAGTATGTCTAGTTCAAAAAGTCAATAAATGATTTGAACATCTACTTCGAGAAGTTCTTCTAGACCATATTGACTGTGAAGTCAAGATCAGCTTTGACATGGTAGATACAGTAGTGCTTATATAAAGGTATCTTGTAGTTCTCAGCATGACAGACAATTGCATTTGGCTAAAGCATATAGTCCTCATGGACAAGTCTTCTACGATAATGAGCAAGGCCAACATAGTCTGGACTGCTAAGCTTAGCATAGTTCTTTGCCATCCAATATACCACACTCATCTCATTTAGATATAGATTGTATGATGATATGTTTATGCCATCATTATCAAAAAACTAGATGCCATCTTGCTTAAACCCACCTGCACCAACTAACACATATGGTGGCTAAGTCAACTCAATTGGAACGCCTGTCTAAAAACTAACACAGACTGGAATACACAATTTCATGTTTAAAATATACATGCTATAGCTGTCATAATAGCTGCATGTCAGCAAACTTCTCTACTTCTACTCCAGCCTGCTCTAGTATCTTCACACCGCTTAAGTCTCTATACTGCTCAAGGTAGACAACTCGCTTTATCCCTGACTGAATCATAGCCAATGCACAGTTTGCACATGGTGAAAGCGTCAAGTATATTGTTGCTCCATCACTTTCAATCTCAGTCTTTGCGCAGAAGCAAAGCACATTCATCTCAGCATGGACAACTGTGTTCTTTGTGACTAGTGATCCATCTGGAAGCTCGTCTTCACAGTTGTTGTCATCTCCACGCACTGTCCCATTGTAACCAACACTTATGATGCGGTTGTCTTTAGTCATGACTGCACCAACTTTAGTGCGTCTAGCATGAGAAAGCTGAGCAGTCAGCTTTGCTACTCCCATAAAGTAGTTGTCTAGCTTCTTTTGGTCCATGTCATTTCAGCAGTTTTTCTGCAAAAACATTATACCACTCTTGTCTGTCAAATGAGATTATCTTCTGCTGTAGAGATAAGATTTTAGCACGAAGCTCTGGTGTGTCTTTTAGCATCTGCATTCGCTTCTCAAGCTGGCTAGGGCTCTGTAGATACAAGAACTTCTCTAGACCTGGATTGAACCCATACACATTGTGTAGCTTGTCTAGCTTCTCATCAATGAATGTGACGACATTTGCGCACATTGCTTCATATGCTCGCTGCTGTACAGTGCTAGTCTCTTCATACATGTCATCGCCAATGACTATTGTTGCTAGAGCTTGGTTCATCTTCTTGCTATTCTCTAGATAGTTCACGGGGTCATTGAAGCTTGGCTTATGGAATATCCCATAGACTTTCTTTGCAACTGCATCTATCTTGTCTTGGTCCATGTTCCCGAAGAGCTCTATATTGAGGCTTGGGTGGTTGTAGTACCAATTGACTATCTTCTTGATGCGTCTCCCGGCTCTTAGGGTGCCTCCATAGAGAAGATCGTATGCTGGACTAGGGTTGACATCTACATACTGTATGGCATTCTCACATGGAAACTTCTCAAAAGAGAAGTTGTCAATGTTCTCTCTCTTGAAGACATTGCCTTTCTTAGAGTCTAGAATCTTGTGCAGCGCGTCAAGATCTCTAGCTTGGGTGAGCATATAGAATGTCTTGCCACCCAAGTCAAAGTCTTCTTGCTTGTACTTGCTGCTCCACTCTTTTGGAGCAACCGTCTTCCAGATGTCTGGCACAAAAGGGATGCATATGTCACAAGAGCAGAAGACAATCTTCTTCTTGAAGAAGTGCATTGCCTTGTACAGTGCCAAGTCTGACATTATTGACTGCTCAGCACCGCCAAAGCAGTTTATTGACCCATTTATGAGAAGCAAGACATCAAAGTCCTGCTTAGCAAGAAAGCTCTCTATCTTGTCTTCTTGTAGCAGCTTGACAGCATCAACAAACTTGTACTCTTTAGGGAAGTAGTCTTTTGATGTAGTCTTAGTCAAGATTGTTATGTCAAACTTACCTGACTTCTGCGCAATGTCAATGATGGCCTTTGCCTCACCATTGCCTCCACTAGTGTCTCTTGCGTTTGAGACATTGCCATCTTTGTCTACTTTTCCAAATGATATCCGTCCACCTATCTTGCAGACTGCCAGCTTATGCATCTCTTATCTTCTCCAAGTCTTCTTCTGTGTTGAATGACAAAGCAGCAGGCTCAGCTAAGACTATTGCAGTTGACTTCAAGCTGCTTTTCATCTTGCTAGCCCAATTTATCATCTTGTACCATGACATCTCATGCTTCAATGAGAGCTTTACCATGCTAGTGCGCTGCTCAATGAGGTGCTCAAGTGATGCAACTTCAGCTTCAGCAAATCTAGAATACTGGTCAAACTCTTCTTTGAAGTTCTGCACATTGATGTTGAAGAAGCATTGGTCATGAGCAGCATATGCTCCATTAACTGGACTTTCTATGCCATAGTCAGATGCAAACTCTGCTTTTAGTATTGTTCCACTATTGTCTATGGTGAACCAGCCATAAGGGCTCTCTTCCATTGCGCACATTGCGTCAAACACAATGCTACTGTAGTCTTTCTCTTCTAGAGCCTGTGATGCAATCTTAAAGACATTGGCGCTCTTGAACCATGCATCTCCCCAGCAGACTGACACGCATGAGTCACCATTGCCAGACTTGTCAAGCGATTGAAAGACTGCATCCGCATCACCTTTTCCAGATGGAATCAAGATCTGCCTAGCTCCATGCATTGATGCAATGGCTCTAGTGTCTTCTATAGTCTCTTCAGTTGCCTTCTCATTGAGCACAACATATATGCTGTTGTACCATGGGCTAGCCATCCGCAGTGTATGCTCAATGTTAGGCATGCCTTTTATCTTGGCAAGGTGCTTTGGCTTGCCATTGAACCGTGTTGACAAGCCAGCAGCAACTATGAACAGCGTCTTATCCAATGAATGCCTCCAATGCTCTCAGCAAGAAGTTTGTGTCATAGACATCGTCAACTGACATGCAGTTTGCAAGCTTTATGGTCTTGACTGATGCGTCATTCCCATCTTCAAGCTTGTCGCCAATGTAGTTGAACTTCTCATCTCTGAGGACTTCATTCAGGCATGATGCCTTGTTAAAGTCTTTGTAGAGGATGTCAATTGTCGTGTTTCCATTGATGTATGCATGGAAGTCGGTATAGTAGAATGCATTGTACTCATCAATGAGCTCATTGAACACTGGAAGCACTTCCTCACGGTGGCAGAGTGGAGAGACTGCTATATTGACATCACCACAGTTCTCAAAGTTAGAGTAGTCAAGCTTTGTGTTGAAGTTCAAGAACAACTTGCTCTTGTTCAAGCTCTTGACTAAGTAGTCAACTAAGTTGAAGTAGTGGCTGAACATTGATATGTTCTTGAACACTTTCCCATCAAACAAGAACTTTCCATCTTCAAAGTGGTACTTTGAGTTGCCAAAGTTGCAGTAAAACTGTGAGAAGACATCATTGAATGTAGAGCCATTGCCAACAGCATGTGCATAGCTGTCAAACAGCTTCTTGAACCGTGCTATCTTGTTCCCACTGAATATCATTGACCAAATGCCTTTCTTCTTCAATTCTGCAAAACGGATGAGGTTGTCTGCACAAGCATCTAAGTCAGCATCGATTGTCTTTGTTGACCAAAGCGTGTCATCAAAGTCAAACACAAACTTGTGTGAGTAGTCTGTCAATGGCTTGACATAGTCAGCCATTATCACCTTGAACACCTCAAGGTTATGCACAGGGTCACCTTTAGAGTCAGACAATGGCGCAGTAATGCTCTTCCACTTCTTGTCTTCTAGATGGTCTAGAGTGCTAATGGCATTTGAGTTCAAGACAACAGTGAAGTCATCAATGTCAACATACTTGCTGACTTGTGCCAATATCCAGTCAGCATTGCACCCATAGAGGTCTCTGTCTTCAACATTGTTCATCACCAAGTACTTCTTTGCCTTCGACCTCTTGATGATGGCATTGAAGCCATGCTGTGCATAAGTAGGTATCAAAGACGTCCATTGGCTTCCACTTGAGAAGATGATGATGTCAGCATTGTCAAGCAGCTTCTCACACTTATGTGTTGGGTCAATTGTCCTGTCTGGAAGCTCATCAACTGTTGGGTAGTGCTCATTTCCATCTCTGTCTACATAGTATAGATGGTCAATAGGGTCAGAAGCACTCTTCCACTGTGACATGACATCTTCATCATTGAGGTCATGCCCATTGACGCTCTTTGCGTGGAGGTACAAGTTCACATTTGAGATGAGATGGACATTGTCTTCTATGCCAAGCATCTTAGACATCAAGTTGCCAGCTGTCTCAAGGCTGTTGCCATTCATGTTTGCCAATGATGCATACAAGATGTTTGAAAGAGCAAAGTCAGCATAGTTGATGTCTTTTGCCTTAGGCTGCAAGAAGAAGTTGTCAACAGCATGCTTCAGCGTCTCAAGGTCATATATTGTGAAGAAGTACTTTGCTTGCTCGCCAACATATGTGTCTTTGACATATGCATATGTCTCTTCAAAGCTTTTGTTCCAGTCTTTTGGAAGTCGATACTCTAGCCAATCATATATCTGCTGAGCAGTAGTTGCATTACTTGAACTAATGCTGCCACTAAACTGCTGTATCTTGTACTGTGTGATGTGGTTCTTCCTCAAGTCTGACACACCAAGTATCTTGTGGTCAAACACTTGACGGCAAGCTAGTGTTGACTTAGCATTGTCATATGCTGATATGATGATCTGCACATTAACACCTGGACCACCCCACTTAGCAATAGACTGCTGGAGCTTCACGGCGCCATGCCCACCAGCAAATATGACTACATTCTTCATTTGACTTTTCCTTTGACTATAAAATACGAGGATAGAGATGAACTCAATGAAAAACAAGACAAAAACAGCCTAAAGAATCTCTAGGCTGTCTTCAAGAGCATTACATCTGCTCGGTCTTGCCAAGAATCACTTCTTCACGGTCAATGTTGTTGTTTGAGTTCTCAACCTGTAAAGAGACATACTTTGTGTACTTGTCTTTGTCTTTGATGAGGCCCATTGCCTTAGTGCGGACAAGAGCTTGGAAATGGCCTTCTTTCAAGCCTTTCTTGTTGAGCTCTTTGTCATACCGCACAGAGACTGGAAGCTTTTGGTAGATGTCTTTTTTGATTGCGTCTGCTTCATTGCACATCTCTCCTTGAATCTCATCAGCATCCATGAATATCTGCTGCATCTTTCCACGGACATTCTCGTCATCAAAGAAAGAGTTCATCTCCTCAAACTTCTTGAACTTGAGAGGGTTGTCTTTGTCATAGTTCTCATTACTAGTGATGAGGTCTTCTTTGCCAATGTACGTCAATAGACTGCCAGCAGTGTACAGCATGCTGATGCTTGGCACTTGGTTCTCATTTGGGTGGATTGTCTTCAATGTAGCTCTAAAGAGATTCATCGTAGCTTTCTTCCACCTAGAGTACTCTTCTTTAGCTTCTGCATCTTTCTTGTCTACTTTAAGGCGCTCCATGATCTTTGACACGCCTCTATGGTTGGCGGCAATCATTGTCTGCAAGAAGTCTTCTTGGACTTCACGCATTTGAGGGCCAATGTCTTGGATGATCTTCACACGGTGTGGAGCAGCCTCATTTATGCACTCTGTGAATTCAGAGTTGTTGATGATTGAGTCTAGTGCTTCTTTTGTCATAGATAGTGTTTCCTTTAGAAGTATTCTACACATTGCACAACTATTCTATAACTCTTATTTTGAAACTAGCTTCTATAGGATAGACTTTAGATTTAGACTGGCATCAGCAAGTGCTTTATATAAAAGCACAAAATAAAAGATGGCTTATTTTCTAGCAAAGCCATCTTCTATATGATATATGTGTGAACTTGCTTGTCTTATTTTGACTAGCAAAGACTACTATTATAGCGTATCTAGTATGTTCCAATGTCATCAAAGCTTGCAATGACTAGTTTTCCTGGCTCATTCTTCCAAATTATAGCTGGTCTATTAGGAAGCTTTGTTATGTTTATGCCTTCAACAGTAGTCAATTGTTGCATGTTGTGCATGTAAGCTCCCCATGGATTGTAGTAGTCAACTTTGTTCACTGCAGCATTATAGTCATCTGAATAGTAAGTCAAATATCCCATTGGGTCTTCTGGCACAAAATTGTGGACTAATGTGACTTCAATTGCATTTGTAGTGAAGTTCTCAATGCTTGAGTAGTCATACTCAATTGTTGTAAAGAATGGATTGTCTTCAACGTGCGTTATAACTATTCCATTCTATGCTGCAGTGTGCTTGTCAACTTGGATGAATCCAGTAGAAGTCATGCAGCCAGAGAAGGCTAAACCTAGTGCAAATGCACAAACTGTGTTAAGTATTGTCTTTTTCATATGTATGTCTCCATAGTTGTTCATGTTTTATTTACTTTTCTAAGGCATATAGCTTGCCAAAACAGCTTAGAGGCAAAAAAAAATAGTCATGCATTAGCATGACTATTTTATAAAGACTAGCTGTGCGCCTCAGCGACTTCCAGTAGACCCAAACCCTCCTTCACCTCGCTGAGAAGTAGAGTTCTTATACAGTGTGTCTTCACTTTCAACTTCTTCTGGCACTGCATAGTTGACAGGAATGACTAAGCCTTGAACTATCTTGTCACCTGCAGCAATCTGTTGGATGTTCTTTCCAGTGTTGACAAGATTTATGTGCACTTCACCTTCGTAGTCTTCATCAATTACACAGGCAAGGACAGCAAGCTGCTTCTTTGCGCCAATGCCAGACTTGTTCATGAAGACTAAGGCATGGCCATAAGGGACTTTCATCTTGATTCCTGAAGGGATCATGACTGACTCGCCAGGCTTAAGCTCAATTCGAGTGAGCATTCCATCTTCATTGTATTCAGCAAAAACACCACATCCAGTAGTCTTGCATTTGCTCTCAAATGTCTCTTTGTCAATAGACGTTGGGACAAAGAAGTCAATCCCTGCTGCAACTGGAGTCCCACGGACTGGGCTCTTCACTTCTCTAACTTTTGTGTATCTTAATGTATCCATAGATGTAATGTATGCTTTTAGTTTTTTCGAGATATTGACTCTATTTCAAAAGCAGTGTCTCTATCTACCGCTGTGTTCAAGTTACTGACAATACTCTGCGCTTTGGCAAATGCATCTACTAATGATGATGCTAGTATGACATCTGACAAAGTACATGCTCCACTTTCACATTGCTTGACTATCTTTATGCAGTATTGTTGGTCTTGTGGATGGCGTTTCTACGCTGTAGAGTGCTTATGCTGAGTAGCCATTGTCAATTTTTCCAGCAATGTTCTCTTCTTTGAAGAAGTAGTAGTCTTTGTTGTCAACTACAATCTTTGTCCCTGTAGAGTTTGCAACAATGCTGTCTCCTATTGCCAATTGCATGCCTACTTTATGGCCAATAGCCTCTACTCTATAGACTAAGATGTCATTTGACTTGTAGACAAAGCCAGTGCTTGTCTGCTTCTCATTGCTTGACACTAGTGTGCAAAGAACATTGTTATTCTGTGGTTTAACTGTCATGTATATAGTCTACAAACATAGAAAAAGCCATAGACTTCTCTATGGCTTCAATTGACTTAGTCAATATTGGACAATGTTAGTCTAGTGTGATCTCAACATATGCTGGCGTTCCAAGCGACTTTGATGAGATGCCATTCTTAGATGTGTTGGCTGACTTCTTTGCATTGTACCTCAAAGAGTATGAGCCATAGAATGGTGTGGCATCGCTAGTAGTAGAAGCTGTGCATACACCATCTGTGCAAGGAGCAAGGGCCACTGTCTGGTCTTCAGTGTCTGGTGTTGAGCCACATGCAGTGCAGCTGCCAAACGTGACATAGTATGGAGCATTTGCCATTCCTGCAAAGTCACCACTGACTGTGACATGGTCATTCTTGTAGGTGCCAAAACCAGCAAGAGTCACTTCGAACTCATCAGTCTCAATTCTAGCAATATGTTCAGCCTTCTCACCCTTCTTGCCAATGCGCTGCACAACCCAAGTTGAGAATGTGTAGTTTGTGATCTGCTGCTTTGTTGTCTCATTCCAAAGAAGGACTAGTGCATTGTCACACGAACCATTTGCAAAGATTGAAGCACATCCACAGCCTGCAATGATACCGCGGACCTTCTGTGACCCTTTATCACGCCACACATAGTCATCACCACATGCTGTCTGTGTCACACCCTTTGCCTTTGTAGTCTTAGCTGACATTACAAAGTCATATACCATATATTCAGATGCTGCAAAAACAGCACCAGCCATTGCCAAAGTGGCAACCATAATCAGTTTTTTCATTGTTTTATCTATTTCCTTAGTTTATGTTGTTTTATTGACTTTTTGTCAATTATAATATTTTTACTTTTTTAGCAACAGATTTTTTCTTGTTTTTTGCTTTCTTTAGAGAACTACTTATTTTCTTAGCAGTCTTTCTGTCTTCAGCAAAAGCTTTGTCTATGTCTGTATATGCTGCAATCTCTTTCTTAGACAAGCACTCATCTTTTGGCAATACAACGTCATTGACATCTATGCTATCCGTCTTCTTCAAGCACTTCTGCATGAACTCAACATCCTTTTTCGGCACAGGGTCTTCAAATGGCATTTCAATGTTAGGGTTCTTGCTTGAAATCCCTTCTGTTGTCGCTTGAATTATTGGGAAATTGAGTTTCTTTGCAACGTCTTTAAACTCTTGCTCAAGATCTTGTGATTCACTAATTTTCTTTTCAAGCACTTTATACTTGCTTTTTAAAGACACTCCAGCTTGAACACTAGCCTTAAAAACTCTTCTACAGTCACTTATGCATTCACTTAACTGCCGCGTCAAGACTTCTTTTCCATAAGATGACATGCCTGTATTATTGTTCAGGTCATTAATTAGCTGTTCGCTATAAGACAAAAACTTATCTAGTATCTTAAAGCTTGCTTCTATATCAAGTACAGGTGTCATATCAATTGTCCTCTACTGTGCAGACTATCATGTCTTTCTTGTAGATGTAAATCTTCTTCTCTCCAAGGTCTACTATGTCACCGCCCTTGACAAGCATGACTTTGTCACCAACATCAAATGGATACTCATCTGTCTTGTCAAAGCTCTTCTTGATGACTGTTCCAAGGTTCAACCGCTTGTCATAGTTGACAACAAGCACGCCATTGACATCAGTTGCATCTTCTTTTTGGTCTGGCTCAATGAACGCCGTGTCTTTGAGTGGATAATACTCACTTTTGTTGTCATTAGTCTTCATAATGACTGAGTCATACTTGAGCACAGCAGATGGAGCTGTCCAAGCAAATGTTGACAGACGGTCAATCATGACATAGTCACCAACCTCAATGCCAAGCTTCTCTTTTGCCTTTATGCCAACATCTGTCACTCTGCAGTGGGCAAGACGTGCATTTGCTCCAAACGAGTCTGGCAAATAGATGTTCCCTACTTTAGCTGTGTTGAGCACATCTAGCACTTCAACAGCAACAAAGTCATTTCCACATTTCAACTTCTTGTCAAATTTGATAGTTGTCATTTGAATGTTCCTTTTAGAGAAAATACTTGTCTAGCATTATCTCTCTGTCTTCTGCTCTATCTTCTACTGAATCTTCTAGTAGAAGTCATCAAGCGTAGTGTCAATGTTGTTGTCTGGTGCATAGTCAATCTTCATTGCCTTGAACACCTGGTCTTCTTCTTGCATCTTCTTTGGGTCAATTTGGTCTTCATCTATTGTCTATGCATGGTATGTCCCTACCTCATCAGAGATGCTCAGGTACTAGTTCATGTAGTACAGCTGCCCTTGCTGTCTTGTAGAACGGCGTCTAGCAAGATACTCAATTATCATGAACATCCCAATGCTGAACTGCTCATCAAACTTCTAGGCAGTAGCATTTTTGTTGAAGTCATATATAGTCCAGCATGTGTTAGAGTGGCTTGTGAAAGAGATCTTGTCTGACAAGTTGAATCTTGACTTCAATGCATCATCATCAACGTCTAGCGTCAACCGTGGATTGAACTTCTTGAACAAGTAGTTGCATGGGTCAGTCACCGTTGAGAAGAATATGCTGTAGTCAAAGACATCCATGGCGTTCTCAATCTTCAATATGTAGTCTAAAGGGTCTTTGTCTAGCACAACAACATCCTCAACTATGTGCAGAAAGCCTCTAAAGCTGTTCTGCTCAAAATAAGACAGAATGAAGTTCTTTTGCTTTGCTGCAGTGTCTACCGTGCTAGGGAAGTCAATTGCCCTGCATCCATAGTTGATGACTCTCTACTCTACCCAACCTGGCATGCTAGATGTCTTGAACAGAATGACATCATAGTTGTCTTTGCTCATGCAGAAGCTTGTCACAGTCTTCTCAACAATCTCTGCAGCTTTGCTCTTGTTCCAATGTATTGCTATTGTTCTTTTGTCCATTTTGCTGTCTCCAATCACAGTGTCACTTTAGCTTTGCCTGACTTTGAGACAAACAGCAGCTTCTTTTTCTCTTCTTCTTTTCGCTTCTCATACTGCTAAATGAAGTTCTTCAATGATATCTTAAGTCCCTTTTGGCGTAGCTTGAACAATGGAAGCCAGACATTGCGGACATTGTCTTCTAGCCAATAGTTGTTGAGCTAGAAGTCTCCTTCGCTGCATGGCGAGTTCAACCACTCCCACTGCTTCTCTATTATCCTCTTGTACACGCCAGACGATGCAAACTTCAGCTTAAGCAGCTTCTCTTTCAGCTCATCTGATGTGTCAAACAGCTAGTTCCTGTCCATGACTCTACTATATGGCAGGCAGTTTGTTGCAAAAAGCGGGACACCTAGAGCTGCGCACTCCATAGTCTTTATGTGCGACTTGCAGAAGTTGAACTCTGTCTTCTTTATTGGAGACACAACGGCCTGCAGTTTCAGATTGTAGAATGTTGATGCATAGTTCAAGAGAGGGACACCTCCATGGACTTCAATGAGGTTCTTTTCAGCAAGGTCTCTCACTTGCGGAGGGCAGTAGCCAAAGAACACCCACTAGAAGTCTTTCACAGTCTCTCTCACGCATGTAGCAATGTCATCAAAGTCATCAGTTATCTTGCTCAACTAAGCCTCATCAACTTCTTGGCCATTCTCATTTATCCAAACATCTGTCCCATCTGGCTTCTTCTTCTTTCTAGCAGCAAGGCCATTCTTGTCTTCCATGACATTGTCTACGTTGTAGTGTGACAATGATGACACAATGCCAATGCGTGGCTTTGCCTTGCATGCACTGAACTGCTTCAACTTCGCTTCAGGGTCATATCTATCACCAAACCACCACTTTGGCAGCAGATTTGGGACAGCAACAATGTTCTCAAGTGGGACTCCATAGTGTGTATGGTAGAAGTTTCGAATGTAGTCAGTTGTGACTGTAACAAAGTCAGCTGTGTTCAACATCTAGCGTATGTTTGACTGTGTGTGCTCACCTTCAAATGCTGCTCTGCCTCTATTGAACTTTGGTATGCATGTGTCAGACATGTTGTCATCAATCTCATAGATGAGCCATCCTGAATTTGCATCCATGATCGGCTTGAAGAATCGGCAGAATATGTCTCGTTGCTAGTCATTTATCCACCGCTAGCATGTTATTGATGTCATTCCTTGATAGTACTTCTAGTCAATGATAGGAATGTCAGTCGTTGTTATTGATGTATTAGTGCTCTAGCCAATTGCATTTACTGTGTCTGACTAGAATATCCTTCTCCATAAGCCTGTCCCTTGACGGTCAGCGCAATATATGATGTTTCTAGAATTCTAAACCATAGAATATACTTTTTTGTTGAAAATAATATACATCTAGAATGCAAAAACCTTAGGTTTGCTGCATAGCTTGAAAACAAATTCAAGACTCTATGTCAGAAGCTACTCTAGAAGCATACAAGTCAACCTCATACTTCTTTAAACTAGATTCAATGCTAGCTATTCTTCCATTGAAGTCATCTATTTTCTTCTGTTGACTAGCCATGATGTACTGTGCAGACTTAATGCAGTGCATCAAGCCACTTATCTCATTTTCAGAACTTATCTTCTCATAGAACAGTGCATTTCTATAATGGCTGTCAATGTCAATGCACATCTCATACGCTATTGGAGAAAATGACCGTCTAGGGTGGAACATTGAGATGTACTTTGAGTATATTGCATTGTTTAAAATCTTAGGCAATGGCTCATATGGACCTGCAGTATAAAGCCATGCTGCCCACTGTGTTGTCCTGGTTCCAGGCATCCAAAGTGCAGGCATTGAAGACCAGTTGTCTCTGTCAAAGCATGCCCACACAAATGACAGCATCTTCAATTTATGCGACACAACAACAATTCCAGTAGGCTGTATAGTAGACCACGTCTTTGCAAAAAACTTAATAGACCCTTCTCCATCTACTATTGGATATGCTTGAAACAGGCCATCAACTTTGTACAGTAGCGTTGCTTCTCCATGTGGGTCAACTGTCTTTGTTGGACTAGATAGAATGCTGCCATATTCTGCTTCTACTTCAGTAGCCATCATCTGACACTGCTGTCTAGCAGTCATCTTATTGCAGTCATCATCCAAATGAAATCCAACATCATCCAAATGGAATCCAATGTAGAATCCATCGGCTACTGTCTTTCTACAGATGTCCTCAAGTGCTTTCTTGACTATAACTGGTGTCATGCGTCATATATGTCTGAAAATGAATGTATGCCAAACTGAGACTCAAGACGGCTGCGCATGCTCTTCAATATCTTCTCTTTTATTTGTGATATGTCTTTAGATGTCACGCCATACATCTGCTGCACATCTTTTGCTCTTTCTCTATTGTAGAACAAGTCAGTGAATATCTTCTTCTCTTTATCTGTCAAGCTACTGTCATGTTGAAGTTCATTGTACAAGTCAGCGCATAGTCTGTTCTGCTCATTAGTTGACAGTTGCTGGTGGAAAGACTTCAATGAAGACACACTAGGGTCTAGATAGTCATTGACATAGTTCTCAAGATCTCCATCTGTGCTGTCATTTATCTTTGAGCTAGACTGCATTGCTGGCGAGTTCATTGACACTGATCGTTTTATGACTTCATTTGCTTTGCAGTAGAACCTTTCTAGCACCTTCTTTCTGACCCATGGTGTTGCATATGTTATGAACTTCACTCCACGTGAGATGTCAAAGTTCTTTGCTGCTATGGCAAGCCCAAGCATTCCATCTTGGACCATTGCATCAAAGTCATCAGTCTTTCCCATGTACTTCTTTGCAATGTTGAAGACTAGACGTATGTTGTGCATGAACAGCAAGTTGTTCAGCTTGTCACGGTCATGCCCATAAGTCTTCACTAGCTCTTCTTCATCTTCTTTTGACAATGTTGGATACTGCTTTGCCGCCTTCTTCAACTCATTTATGAGCTTTGTTGTGTTTTGGTTCCCTTTTATTACTGCATTTACCATTTTGATGCATTCTACTTCTATAGTTCTATGTTGAACATCTTTGATGTCTTCTACTGTCTAGATAGATTGTAAAATCTGTAGGTTTCTGCACTAACTAAAAAATCTTAGGCTTCACATAAAAAGCATAGAGACTCAGCTTTCCATGGCCGTGCCTAAGTTGAAGTGCTCTACCACAAACTGTGGAATGTCTCTTCTACAAGACCCATATGCTTTGAAAGGATCGCCATCTTCAAATGTGCTCATGAACTGCAGACGATAGCCTTCAATGACATCTACTCTACGGAACCGTGGCTCAATTGCTTTCCATGGCAGCACAACTTCATCTATTCTGGCCTTTGGCAAGTCAATGTGCGGCATGTCAAGGTCAAGCCACTGTAGAAAGCTGGCGCTTGCGTGCTCTGAGCCATCTCTATAGGTAGCCTCGTCAAGCAGTGCTTCTAAGTACTCTCTCGCATAAGACCAATTCTCAAAGCACATCTTGCACCACTTTGACTCTCTTCTACTGTATGCAGCAAATGATGGCTTCTTGCTAAGTGGCCAATTTGGGAAAAACCTGTCCATTGTCTCTTGAACACGTTCTTTTGCAAAGAAGTAGTCATAGAACTTCTTTGTCCTGATGCCTATCATGTAGAAGTATGTTGACACAAGTGCACCAATGCACCCATCAATAGACCTAAGCATCGCTTTGTCTGTCAAGTACTCTGCTGACTTTGGCAAGTCTTTGTCTAAGAACCAAATGTAGATTGGCCACTTCTTGTGCTTCACGCCGTCTCTCTAGCTTTCTCTACAATGTTGATGACTTGCTTCAAGTTCTTCATCTCTTGCCTATGCCCAGGCGTGTCATATATGGGGTCATCACAATGATAGGCAACCAGTGCATCAAAATAGACATTGATCATGCTCAACAGTTGTCCGTCTTTAAGAGATGCTCTTACATGCTTGTTGTACCTTAGTATGCTCTTGAATGCCAAGAACCTCTTTGCTGTATGTGGCCAAAATGCATGATGGTATGCAGTCTGCTTTGCTAAGTACAGCAAGACATGAGGATTTGCCAAGTCAATGCCTTGCAAGTCGGCATTGACTTCCATCTCATGCCTTGACTCAGAATGGTACACTTTGTCAAGTTCCTCGCCCGTGATCCCTGTACTCTTCAACAGTTCACGGTAATCTTGCATCAACACATCATAGTATTGAGATGCAAATGTGCCTTTAGAGCTGTTAACTTCATCAGACATCGATGACAGTTGGCTCATATGCTATCTCATATGACTCATCTACTCTTGACACATTCCACACATGAGTCTTGCCAAGCACTGCCATGCTGTGCGACCCTGAGTGGATGTGCCCACAGAAGCACATCTTTGGCTCTTTCTT